TTTTTAATCAAAATGGCCTCTTGACAGGCTCAATTTTACTGATTCCGTTGTAAAGTTCATCGGCAAGCTGTGCCAGACTGTCCGGTGCATCATCGTGCGGAACTTTGCCAAGCTGCGTGAACATCGTCACCTGCTCCATGAACGCCTTGTACTCTTTCGACTGGTGTTTCTCGTCAAGGAAGTAGAATCGTTTGATGTCCGGCGCATACTGAATAATTCTGGACAGCTTGCTTTGACCGCTGGGCGCACGTTGGCTGCGAACAGAGCAGTGATAACCCTGCTGCCGGAGCTGGCTGTCAACAACGTCACAGTATTCATCGCCACCGTTGTTGGCTTCGCCACGCACCACATTGATTTTGTGCTGGATGATTTTGCCCACGACTTCCGGTCTGGTCACGGTCTTGTCTCCGTTATTGAACACAAGGTCAGGGATGAACACGGCATCGCCGTACACATAAGCGATAGGACAGGCGGTAAAGTCACCGCCGCCCCATGCAATATCCATGACCATGAGCTTGCGATCAGGCTCTCCATCAGGCAGAACGCCGTTGAAATACCGCAGTTCATCGGCAGGGAACAGCAGACCTTCACGCACATAGGGTTTGCCCATGTACTTTGCCCACCATGTTGCATCGTCAATGCTGGCTTTCATGTCTGCATAGTAGGCATCGTCAAATCCCACGCCGTAGTCATAATTGAAGTTGCTGTGTCCGCTCTCGTCTACCGCAGGAATCACCCGAAATCTGTACTTTGGGTTGTCTGCATACTGGTTCTGGATGCGTCCAAGAGGGTCAAGCACGTTCCAGCGGGTGCCGACCATCAGCTCCAATGCGCCCTGCTTTTTACGGTCTTTCAGCTGGTTTAGGTAAGCATCGTACTTGTTGTTCAGACGCTCAACATTCAAGCTTTCTTCCAAGTCCTCGATCAAGTCATCGCTGTACAGAACGCCGCCCTCGCCGATTTCAACTGCGCCGGTCAGCGTACCGCCAATGGAGCGGCAAGTAAGGGTAGGAAAACGCTTTTTGCGGTTCAGGTCAACGCTTTCGTCCTTTGCGCTCTTGTCCACAAGCTGAACGTCAGGGAAGATTTTGCCCCAGTTGTAGGTCACAGGGTCGGTGATGATGGACAGGACTTCTCCATAGAAACCGTTGGTCAGCTTGTCAGAGTGTCCGCTCATAACCGATGCAACGTCAGGGCGGTTGCCCATAAGCCATGTGATGAAGAAAATGCACAGCGTACTCTTGCCTACGCGAGCCGGAAGACTGACCCCCAAGAAATCTATCCGCTTATAGAACAAGTCCTCTAGGTCGTCTGCCAGCACTTTTAGCACTCTGCGTCTGGGCTGATAGAACTTCTTCTCCGGCGCACGATTCCATTCAAGGTAGATGCAATAACTGTCAAACACGTCCTTTGCTTCAAACAGGTACGTCCGGCTGATAATATCATAGACCTTCGCCACGTCCTCGCCTGTTTTCATCTTCCCCATCATGGCCGCGCAGACAGAGCGCAGCTCACCAGAGTATTTGTAGGCATCGAACCGCTTGTCTTGCGGCAGCGCGTCTCTCAAATTCACGACCGCCTGAAACCAGTCCTCGTAGACCTGTGCTTCTGTCGGGCTCTGCTTTGCATACGCTTTGATGCTGTCGATGATGGCAATGCACTGTTTTGGCTGCATAAAAAAATAGGCACCCCCTACCTGAAAATGTAAAGAGTGCCTACAACTGCACAAAAATCAAATATTCGGTTTTATAATGCTGTTTTGAAAAATTATTTAATGTAATTTAGTTTAACGGGACTTATTTTCCCTTATTTATATAATCGAATAACGTAGGACCGGATTTGCAAGGCCACCAATAAATTTTATGCAATTTTTCTTTCAGCCTTACAAAAAACAACGGCTCATACCATTTTATCGGACGAATACCGGGATGCTCGTCATCCCCTAGCATAACATAGCCCATATCATAAATATGAGTAGCAAGAATCACGCCGTCTTTATCATGCGAACCAGAGATCACGCTGTAAAGCCATTTGTCCTTTTCTATTGCATCTCTCAATTTTGGAAGGGAATAGTATCCATCTCGCAAATCCGGCTTCTCTTTTATAAGTGTGTCCATCATTTGTGCCGCAGCCCCTTTATATCCAAACACTTGATAACGATAAAGCAGTTTATTCATTCCATACCTCTTTCTTTGATTATACAAGCGTTGGCTTCGGTTCTTCATCCCCAAGCATCAACTTGTAACTAAGATACTTTTCGATGATAATGTGTCTTTCTGCCAGTGTACCGTAAATAAAGACGAGAGCATCTTTAGCAGCATCGTATTCATTTGGGAAAATGACAATTTCCTCGTTTGCAAAAGTCACGGTGCAGTTTTCCGAATGGCAAGCTTCCAAGAACCGCTTGATTTCGAGGAATCCACCAAAGTCAAGCATAGACCGCAGTGTGATGCTACCATTCTTAACAATCAGTTCTTCTCCCTGCATATTATCCAACCTTTCTCTGTTCAGCAATCCGATACCATGTCTGGCGGGTCACGCCAAGCTGTTTGGCGGCATCGGTGACGGTCAGCAGACGCTTTTCCACCTGTTCATGCAGAACATCAAAGAGGTTGCGGTCGTACTCGGTGGGTTTGCGGCCTTCTCTGTAATCGGGACGCTGACTGGCAATCTTCTTACCCTCTCTGGTGCGCTCAACAATCATGTCACGCTCAAACTGGGCAAACACAAGGAACATACCTCTCATAGCCCTACTAGCAGGGGTGTTATCCATCACGCCAAGATTCAACACGTTCACCCGGATTCCTTTTTCAATCCACGAATCAATCAATTCATACCCACCGACAAGGCTTCTGGCAACACGATCTAGCTTCGTCACAACGATTGTATCGCCGCTCTGGACTTCTGCTTCCAGCTTGTCCAGTTCCTTGCGTTCCATTTTAGTGCCGGTATATACCTCTTTGAAAATCTTGGTTGCACCAGCAGCCTTGAGGGCTTCTTCCTGCGATTCAAGGCTGTTGCCGTCAATCGCCTGTCCAGCGGAACTAACACGAGCGTAACCGTAGATCATTCGGGTTCACCGTCCTTCACTCTATGTCGATGCCTTCGCAATTTTTGAACTGCGCATCACGAGGAACAACTACAATTTTATATCCCATCATATTCAGCATTTCGTTTAGCTTATTAACGCTAATATTTTTTTGAGAAAGACGTTCGCTTAAAGTTGGCTGTTTAATTTTAAGCCTGCTGCAAAGCTCCGCTTGTTTTATATCCTCTTTTCTCATAACCTCTTTTACTGCTTCTCCTGCTTTCATTTTTTGCATCCTCTCTTTCTTGATGCTATTATATCAGATGAACCCTATAAAATCAAGACATTTCTGATATTTCCACAATTTTCCAATTAACGCCCTTTATATTATATATAAATATACTCTAGTATGTATTTATACATACTAGAGTAGTATGAGGGCGTTTACTTAGTTAATCACAATCAGGTAGAAAATTTTCTATAATAAGGAGTAATTTTGTCAAACTTCATTTCCGTAAAACTTTGGGTCTTGACAAGCATATTTTCACGCTTTATACTTGTTCCAGCGAAAGCGAGGTGATAGGCTTGGTAAGACGAGCAGAAACCTCGGAACGTGATAAGCTGCGCATGATAAGCACCCGACTCACTGAGAGCCAGATCGCAAGCATGGAGAGCAGCGCAAAGGCATTGGGTATCTCAAAGGTCGATGTTATCCGCATGGGTATCGAGTGGGTGGCATCCTATGTTGAGAACATCAAGGCATAAAAAAATAAGCTACCAGCGAGTACTTTGGACGGTCACGCTGATAGCTTATCCACATCACGAAACGAGAACCTGCAACCACCAAGGGGGCAGTCTCCCTTTTCGGAATCTATTATACCAAAAAGGGCTGCTTTCTGCAATAGTTAGGAGCAAAAAATATGAACTTTCCCACGACAACCGAAGAATTTCTGAAAACCCTCGCCAACGGCAAAGAGCCGACCAGCGAGGACAGGGAGTACGCAGAAGCTCTGGGCAAGCTGTCCGAACTGAATTACCGGGCAGGGTACGAAGCGGGAGCATCCAAAAACAACAGTTAAATTTTGTGCAAGTCTACAAACTTTTGGATTTTGTACAGATACCAGTACTACATTAAGCGTTTGCGTAATTGACAAACCACAACATATTGCATATACTGGTTGCACCCACATGAAGGGAGGTGAGTTTATGTACAGTCCTTATCTCGAACGGCACAATCACACGTTCACTGTTGCACTGACCGAACGACAGTTCCAGTGGCTGAAAACCTATTGCACCGAACACAAGGTCGCACAGGCAGCAGCCATCCGTGACACGTTCTTTGAAGTACATCCCATCCCGGAGACCGATGAAAACGAAAAATGATACGTCCGCTAAAGTTTGCCGACCGCAGCGAACGTATCATCAAAACCACTGGAACAAGCTGTTCCAGCCTTATTATAGCAGGAATTGGCTTGTTCCGCAAGAATTATAGGAGTTTTTATGGAACAAAAGGTTAAATATGCTATCAATCTTATCAGTGAGAACGGACAGGTTGTCGTGTCCAGCCGTGAAGTAGCAGAAAATTTCGGAAAAGAACATCGGAACGTCATGCGAGATGTAGAAAACATCATGTCACAGGGTGTGCTCAAAAATGAGCAGACCCCCATGTTCTTCAAAACCGAGTACACCCACGAGCAGAACGGTCAGACCTACTCCATGTACCTGATGAACCGTGACGGTTTCACCCTGCTTGCTATGGGTTTTACCGGCAAAGAAGCCCTTGAATGGAAACTCAAGTACATTGATGCTTTCAATCAGATGGAGCAGAAGCTCACCAACCCGGAGCCTGAATCGACAGAGATGCTGTTGAGCCGCGCTCTGATCGCCGCTAACAGTGTTATCGACACGGAGCGTAAGAAGGTAAAGGTTCTGGAAGCGGAAAATGCCAAGATGAAGCCCGATTCCGACTACGCAAAGGCGGTTCTTATCTCTGACGAAAGCCTGACAACCACGCAGATTGCCATGAACTACGGCCTGACCGCTCGAAAGCTGAACAAGATTCTTGAGGAAATGGGCATCCAGCACGTTGTAAATAAGCAGTGGATTCCTTACAAGAAATATCTTGGCAACGGATACGTTGTCGGGCATCCGATCGAGCTGCCGAACGGAAAGACGAAAGAGGTCACTCGCTGGACGAGAGCCGGTCAGAAGTTCATTTATAGCAAGCTCAAAGAAGCGGGCTATCTTCCTGTTGGCGAGCAGATTAGAATGGAGACGTGCTGATGGACTACTCGGAAGAAATGTTTCGGCTACAAGCTGAGAATGAAGAGCACAAAGCCGTTTTAGAAAAAAGCCATGAAATCCTTAATCAGGCATTAGAAATCATCATGCCAGAGGATAAGCGGTCAAGGGAAGTTGTAAGTGTAGCGCTAGCAACGTCCGTACAGCATTTTTGCGAGGACAGCTATTCAATGGGATACAATGATTGTTTGCTCGACATTCTCATGGAAAAGGAAGAAGTCAGCGCTCCTATCATGTTTCCAACACTTAAATCGTAAATAGCCCATAAGAAAAGCCAGTGGTTAGAGAACATCTAGCCGCTGGCTTTTTGTATTACATTTGAATTGCTACGATTTCCCACGAAGAATAATTGGAAAGCCCAGAATAGGGGTGGATTTCAAAGTTCTTCGTCTCTCCCGGTTGGATATCCAAGACATAATCAATATCTCCGCACACGGGAACTTCTTCTCCGCTCACATCTTTCATCTTATACAGAACGATGACCTTTGCATTTGTCTTGTATGCGCTGTTGTTAGTCACTTTTCCGGTGAATCTTGTCTCATAGCCACTACCACGCTTTGAAGTATTGGTAACAGCCAATTCACCTGCTCTTAAAACTTCTTTTCCTGCACTCGGCTGATAGTTATAGTCCTGAGCCGAAACAGCCATTTCGATACCGGCAGGGATAGTACCGTCATACTCGTATGTGAAGTATCCGGCATACCAGTAGGAATCATCTTCCGCAACCCAGTCCAGATATTCATCGTCTGTTTTAATCACGGAGCCATCCTCTGCAACAACTGCGATTTCAATATGGGGAAACCAGACCGCAAGATTTTTGTTCGTATTCTCGATTTCAAGCGCATAAGAAATATAAATCGTGCTACCGTCACGCCACGCATAAGACCCATGATTCTTAATGCCTAACGGTTCATACTGTGTTGCATTAGTCTGCTCAAGTTCAATAAGGCCAGACCATTCATCAGGCTTTTTTGCAGCAATTGCACTGATAGGCATGGTAAAAATCAAAGCGGCAACAAGAATTGCTGAAGCAAACTTCTTCATCTTTACGTCCACTCCTTATTCGTCCACAAGGTCTGCGTACTTTACTTCAACGCGAGGAATTTCATCTTTTGTCATTGTCAATGCTCTTGTGATTTCAGCTGTCCCGGTAAATTCTCCGTAGATTGTAACAATGTCGTCTTGAAGAATCTTTACAGAGCCGCTCTCCCTTTTATCAACAGCATAGTATTCGTTTCCAAGGTACATATCATACCCATCTTCGTTATCCTGAACGCGCCATGCCTTGTCGCTGCTGAAAAGAGAAGCATCCATAATCTGCTGTACCTTTGCCTTGATTACAATTCTTGTTCCAGCGTACTTTTCCGGGTAGCGGCATAAATCCTTGTAGCCTACGGTTCTGCAAGATTCTTTGTATTCTTCTTCCGTTTCAACATGGATAGGTTCACTCTCGGGCTGAGGTTCGCTCTCAACTTCGGGCTCAGACTGGCTTTCAGATACGGATTCACTTTCAGCTTGCTGCTCTGCGGATGCAGATTTTGCTTCTTCCGCTGCTTTGATAGATGCAGCTAAGGCTTCAGATGCTGCTTTTTCTTCGGAAGCCGCCGCGCGTTCTGCTTCCAGCTCCTTGTCATACGGAAGATTCATGCCAACAACAACTAGCACTAAGCACACAACTAAAGCAATCAAGTCTTTCTTCGCTGAATACTTTTCGTGCTTAACAATCGACTTCAGGAGATTCCAGATAATCTTTACGCCGTATGCTACAAAGACCAGCGTACAGCCGATTCCAAAGTCTCTGCCATCTTTTTGATAGATTCCGTAGAATATACCAAAGCAAATATAACAAGCGATAGACCCGTACCAGAACTTACTGTTCCCTTTTCCTCTAAGTGCATTGACGATACAACACACACTTAGAATAAATCCAGCAAGCAGCATGATTCCACTGAACGTTTGCATTTTTAATTCCACCTTTCCTTTGCCAGTATAACACATTCAATGGCTCCGTAAGGGGTCTTTTTGTTTTTTTCGGAATTTTTGGAGACTTGCACAATCAGATGGGGTTTGGTTTGTGAGGATGAGGTGGGTGTTAGTAACACAAACCACGAAAAACGCCTTTTTCTTTGAAAAATTTTATCGCGGGCATGACCCACCCCACCCCCAGAGCTGCCTGTATACCCCGCCGGTGGAGACCCCAGCCCCAGCGCATCCGGACAGACTGCACAGCACAGGCAGCAGGGCAGGCCGTGCCAGAACCAGGGCAGACAAGTACCAGGGCATACCGCCGCCCAAACGCTGGACACGCTGCACCGGTCTGCACTCGATACCAGACAGGCCACGCCGGGCAGATCGTAACGGCGGCGGGGTGCTGGAGGTCGTGGAGTGTGTCCGAAACTGTGCAGATATGGACAACGCAATTTTACCATTTTGTGCCAGAAAAACAAATCAGAAAAATCTTATATTTTTGTTCAAAAGGTATTGACATATAAGATATATCTGATATAATAGAATCAAGATAAGACATATCTGATAAAGCACATCACGAAACACCAAAACAGGAGGACAAAAACCATGAAAACCACATTGAAAGATATTCGCCGTTATGTTACCACCAACGCTGCAACCGACTTGACCAAAAAGCGGTTCGCAGAGATTGATGCAATCCGCGTTGAAGAATGCGGGTTTGAGTGCATCGCATACAGCACTGGTATTTACGGCGTTACTGGCGTACTGGTTAAGGGCAACACCACCGGCAAACTGTATGCCGTCACCGCCCGCACGTCTGCACTGTTCCAGGTTATGTAATAGGAGGTGCAAGCAATGATCACTCTTGACTTTTCCCAGTGGGCTGCAATCTGGTACATTGGCGGCATGGTCAGCGGGGCGCTGGTTATGATTGCATTTCTCAACAGCTAAGGAGGGCTAAAAAATGACGTTATTCGAAGAAAAGGTGAACGAGTACAGGGAAAACAAGCGGCTTTTGGAAGAGCTAGAAGCAATGAACGAAAGCATTAAAGCTGATATTATCTGCATGATGCAGGGCGCGCCGGAGATGGCGCAAGGCACCGCAAAAGCCATTTACAAGGACGTTCAGAGCGTCCGGTTAGATAGCAAGCTACTCAAGACGCTGCACCCGGATATTTATGCTGAGTGCAGCAAGCGCACCACATACAAGCGTTTTAGCGTGGTATAAAGGGGGTGCAAGCTGTGATACTGTCCGCACTTCTATTTTTCTTCTGGTTTTTCTCTGCGCTGTTTAAGGCGTCCAAATAAGAAGCATTCCACCCGGTCAGAAATGGCCGGGCTTTTCTTTTGCCTTACATCGACACGGTGCAGGGCTTTTATTTTTACCCGGCGGCGTGTGAGCCGCTTACAAGCATTTACAGCGGCTTTTCTGACACCAATGTAGTTATACCGCCACAACGCCAAAAGCGTTTACAGGGCTTTACAGCAACGTTTCCGTTAATTTGAGCCATTCCAGCGCACACAATACAACAGCCACGCAAGCCGCTTATACACTGCCTGCGCCACGCTGGATGGCATACCGTCAAGCGCAGCACCTCCACCGATACCAGATACCACCGCCGAACCGGGACGCTGTACAGCTCAGCACAGCCGCCTATTATAATAAGGTATATAAGGGTGCGCCCCTGTCGCGGATCCATGCCAGACAGTGCAGCAGACCGCAGACCATACCAGCCCGGCGGCTTGCAATCTGGCACCGGTCAGCAGTTAGGGCGCACCGGGTTAGCCCGGCGCCCTCCACCCGGCGGGGCAGTCCAGCGGCAGGGGCGCGGCGGGCGGCGCGGAACCATTGACGGCTACCGCCGTATCTCTTTTCGGGCTTTCGCCCGATAGCTAATAGAGGTCAGCAATAGTCGTAGCGTTCCGGCTGAAATAGTCGCAACCAATAGTCGTGGAATAGTCGCAAAATCGTCAGACGACTAGCTTTTGAAAGTCCTATATATAGTATAGTAACGAGCTGTCCGCCGATAGTCGCAGAGTAATAGTCGTAGCGTTTTCTTGCGAATCTTCGTCAAATAGTCGTGTATTTTTTTGTGAAATAGTCGTTCGCCTTTTAGGAAAAGAGAGGTGCAATAGTCGCTAAGTCATCAGACCTACTAAAATCAATAGCTGTCAAGACACCTGTTAATTTTAATTCCATTCACATTACCTCAAAATCCTTAACAATCGTACTTATTATAATAGTCGCAGATAATTACTCAATCTTTTTAACTATTATTCTGCTGGAATAGTCGTATCATCCGATTCGGTTCGTTCTTCTCCGATTTAATTGCCGACAACTACAATCATATCATACCAACTAACTAGGATTATACATTCGGTAAATGCCTCAATACTTTTAACTATCTAATAAAACTATCCGACTAGTCAGTCGCTTTCAATCTGTAATCAACCGCTCATACAGCAATGCAACATTTGTACATATTCAAACGGCTGCAAAATGAAGTCAATTTTCCATGTGAAATAGTCGTAGACTATCCACCAGTCCGAACCTCAAGCCAGCTCTTGCCTACGGTCTGCTCTTCTGGCTAACGGTGTAGCTTTTGGAGATAGAGGGTTGTAGGGAGAAAGAACCTTTGCAAAAATATCTGGTTGTCGTTTTCAGTTGTCGCAGTTGTCGCACCATTTTGGCGTGGGGGCCTCAAACAATTTATTTGTTTGAGGGGGGAGTTAGGGGGATTATAGGGGGTAATAGGGGTTGTAGGGGAAAGAGGGGGAAGAAATGGGGGAAGATTGGATGCAAACGCATACAAGTGCATTCATTTGCATTCAAACGCATTTTTCCGATAGTCGCAGTCATTCTTTGCTTCCGTCTCACTTTGCCATGCGATTATTATACGATTCTTTCTCAAATTCAGACCTTGCCGTTTTCTCCTGATAAATAACAAAAGAAAAAAGCGCGGAATAGTCGCAGAGGGTAGTTTTACCACCTGACACCATTCCATGCTTTCTGATACAGTAGTTTTGTAGCCGCACGAGCTAAGATTAGATATTCTTGGCTTCTCTTGCCTTACGCAAACGCTCTGCCAATGCTTCACGCTGCTCTTCGCTGATTTCACGAGTGACAGGCGGTCGGAACTTCACAAGACGTTTCGGCATCGAATAGGTCTTGGATTCCTTGCACCGCTTGGCAGACAGTTCCTTCATGAACTTGTACGTATCAGGGAACTGCTCACAGAGCTTGTCCAGCTTGCGAATGTAAACCGGGTCAGCCGTGTAGATTTCTGCGGTATCCTCCGCTGCGTTGAAGGTGATGATGGTTTCACGTTCGATGTTGGTAAGTGCCATAGTTGTTTTCTCCTTTGCGTTATTTCTGATTGATTTTCTTCTTGGGGCATGATTCAGGAAATTCATCGTAGCAAGCCCAGCATGGAATCGTTTTTCGACAAATCAGCCGTTCTTCCCTTTCAAGTTTTTCACGTTTTTCTCGCTCCTTGCGTTCTTTCTCGTGCCGTCTGTGTGCATTGGCAACGATTATATGAACAGCAGCCATGTTTGGAACCATAGACTTTTCCTCCTGTATTTTGTGTAGTGAAAAATATTTATGGGGTTCAGACGGTACTTTATCGCCTAGACCCTGTTATCTGTTTTTCTTGCCTATTCTACTGTGACGATACGAGCGCAAAAGCGATGCTAGGCTGCTATTACTCAATCGCTTCGTATGTTTTCTCGAAAATGTCAGGTTTGCACGGGTAGATTTCGCCATTTACGCCACGAATGATATAATCGCCAGTCCTCGCAATCATAGTCCCTTCAAGCGTTTTAATCTCGCACCACGCAGGGCCATCGTAAAACTTTCCGAAGTCATGCGTGATAATATCATTGCTACTTACTGCATCCCAGAACCAATCTGCTCCAACAAGTCCTCGTGCATTGAGCTTGAATGCTTCGATAACAACTGATTTCTTGCGGTAGTATTTCATGTTTATTCTCCTCTCATTACATCCATACGCATTCTTTGAACTGCTGGGTTTCCATCTGGAACGTGATGTCCAGTGACCCTACGTTGCCCTCTTTGTTCTTCTCAAGCGCAAAGTGATAATGCTTCTCTGGTCGTTTTTTCGTGGTCACGTTCTGCGCCAGCAGGATGATTGCATCTGCGTCCTGTTCAATCTGTCCGCTCTCTCGCAGGTCTGCGGCAGTCGGTGGAATGCCTGCTCTTGCGGTCTCTCGGTTGAGCTGTGCAAGTGCCACCACCAGCGTTCCTGTGGACTGTGCGAACTCATGCAGCGCCATGCTGATTTCCGTGACGGCACTGTATCGGTCTTTCGCTCCGGCTTGATGGATAAGCTGCAAATAGTCGATGAACACCACTTTTGCCTGCATCCTGATGGACTGCGTTCTAATCCATCCAACGCTCTTACCGGCGGAAGAGCGGACGTACAGCGGATATTTCTTGATGGCTGCTAGTCGGTCAAGCTCGTTAATGCTGACGGTCTTGTTTTTAACCGTGTGCAGCGGTACGCCTAGCTGGTTTGCGATGATACGAGCATAGAGCGTGTCTGGGTCTGTCTCTAGGCTAAAATATGCCACCTTGCGTCCACTCTTAGCTATTTCACAGGCAAGTTGCAGGGACAGAGCGGTTTTGCCAGCAGACGGTCTGCCGCCGATCACAACGAAGTTGCCCGGAACAAGATGCAAGTTGTTGTCCAGCACTTTAAGCCCTGTGCTGATATACTCCGGCTTATCGTCCAGCTTGCGGATGTAATTGTCTATGCCATCGCACATTGGGATGAAATCACTTCTCTCGCTGTGCAGGTTGATTGCTTCGCCTAGCTGCTCATAGATACCCGTCAAGTCTGCGTATCGAGTCGAGCCATCAACGATTTTGAACGCAAGCTCTCTGGCTCTGGACAATGCTGCTTGTTCCTTGACGATTCTAGCCCATCCAAGCATCATGTCGTGGGTGACGTTTCGGATAAACTCTGCGCCAAAGGCATCCAGGCATTCACCCATTGCTTTCTTGCAGTTATCGTACCGTTCCATGACTTCTACCGGGTTCCACTTGTCGTTGTGTTCCCAATAGCCAAGAATGGCAGCGAATGTATCACGCAGTTCTGGGCAAAAATCGTCGATTTTAAGGTCTTGTAGCACATCGGCGTATTCCGAGAACGTGAGGACTGCCCCCAGCAGGATGTATTGGGTCTGATTTTCAATATTCACCGCAGAAAGTCTCCCTCGTCAGGCAATTCAGCCATCGTTTGCTGATAGCCACCGTTCCAGTCCTTCACGTTACGCATCCAGTTCCGTGCAGCAGCTTTCCAGTCTTTCATAGGCGACTTTCCGACCTTCCATCCATTTGCCGTAAAGTGGTCAACAAACCGCTCTGCTTCCGATTCCATGTAGCCCTTCTCGGAAAAGTATTCTCTGGCTTGCTCGATAGTCGGTGCTTTGAAGCGTTTTACTTCGTTGGTATTTTTCTTTTCACATTTTTCTTTTTTATCAGATTCAGATACAGAATCAGATACAGATAAGGCATCGTTTGCATTCATTTGCATACTTTGCATACCAGTGAATGCGTTTGCATCATTAGTATGCGTTTGTATGCATTTGCATTTTTCATCGTTCCAACGCTTATTTGCACTCCGTCTGTTTTTCTCAATTCGCTCCTGTCTTTTTTGTGCATTCATATCATCGAACGCCTTAACAACTTTCCAGAGCATCCGCATAGCACGGTCGTTGTCGTATGCTGGCTCAAGCCCAGTCTCAACATACTGTGCGTAGTTGCGGACAAACGCTCCAAATTCCTCGTCTTTCAGCTCGTCCATAGCATGAACGTGTTCCAGCAGAAGAATCATTGTTGCTCTCGGCTTGTGTTCCTGCTCCATACTCAGTCCTCTTTGTAGCGTTTGTTCCATGCTTCGATGGCTTTTTCCTTGCCAAATGTTACAGAAGTGCTCACCCCGCATTTTCCGCAGACTACCCAATTAGCCATGTTAATGTCAAGTGGATGAAGCACTTTTACAGTCGGCGGTTCCGCACCGCAGAACGGGCATCTTTTAAGTTCTTCCATTTTTTTACTCTTTTCGTCCATGTTTATGTTCTCTTGCTTCTTTTCTTGATTTTCTCACCCGGAATCATGTAGCGAATGTTCGTACACATACTCCGACGCCAATCCATCATCTTATTATGGTCTTTCCTGTTGTTCGGTGCTGCACGAAAGAATGCCGTTGGAATAAGTACATAAAGCTTATTACTCATTTTTCGCCTATAAATCTGTTTCAGGTGCTTCTTTGACAGGTTTTTCACTTTCTAAATCCCTCTCTCGTTCTCGTGATTCGCTTATGTGCCTTGACAGGCCTTGCGCCTTTGCCGTACGCTGGACGGATATGTTTTGCCTTGATGTACCCACAAGGCGGTTTCGGCCCGAAGTCAAAAAGGCTCAAGTCCATAATGATGATGCCAAACTTTTTGTTCGTCATGTTTACTACTCCTTACGCATACCATTTCGGTGCTTCGTTAAAGATTTCCACGCCTTCTGTAAAGCCAAGCCTATCTAAGGTATCGCACATAATGCCATCCATCATGCTATGAACAATTTCCTCGTCATCGCCGTACTTACGGTACGCTTCCCGCATTGCTGCCGTAAACTCTGCAATCATATCTTGCGTAATAACAACACCGTTTTCCATAAACTCTCCTATACCATCGGAAACGCCATCCAATGCGTCACCGTCACATTTTCCGGCAGTCTCTCGCCTGTCTCGTCCCAGAACTGACCGTCTGCGTAACAGCCGAGAAAGTACGCTGTCGGCGAGATTCCTTGCAACATTTTTCCATTATCATCACGCCACGTTGTTTTAGCCGCAAGCAACAAAGGCTGCATCCGTTCTCGTGGCGGTTCACTTGCTGGATGCCAAAGTGTGTTACTCATAACCTGCTCTCCATCAAAGAACCGCAGTTCGGGCAGTAGTTCTAACGTGTATGATGATTTTTTGTGTGGCATCTGCTACACTCGAATCTTGTGAACGTATCGTCCTGTACAATCCATTCAGCGGTACGCTCTAAGGCTGTCGGGGGCATCTTCCACAACGTCAAAATGGCATTGCCAATACCGCAAGCACAGCATCTAACTCCATTGTAATTCTCGCAGCCATCGCAATATGCTTTTTTGATTCTTTCAATAAGTGTGTTTCGTTCAAGGAATTCTGGATAATTATCCATTGCCCTTTCTCCCTTCAATCTCCGTCCCATACACCGTCAGGCCGCATCTTTGCAAATGCCAACAATCCGTACAGCGCACGTTTTGCATTGCCTTCTGTGGCGTTCCAGTAGTTGCTTTCGTCAACATCATCACCCAAAGCGGCAATCGCCTTTTCCAGCATCGGGATGCTCTCTGCGCCTGTTTTGCCGTAGATGGAGCGGATGCCGTTTTCTCCAAACACATCTTTACGGTAGTAAAAGTCCGCATAGTTCCATGTGATGTTAAGCCACAGTTCCCTTGTTCCGCCGATGGCTCTCATACCGCCTGAGATAAAATGTGCGCTACCCGCTTTAAGGGTTTCATGCGTTACAGGGTCGCAAAGTGAAATATCATAGCTCATATTCGTCTAGCTCCTTTCTGATTTGCTGACGTTCAATCTGCTTCAATCTTGCCTTTGCCAGCTTGCGGTTGTCAGCTTTGCGGATAGCCCAGTTGTTGCGATGATTTGCCCAGCAAGCGTATCTGTGGCTAAATTCGCTTTGGTCGTACCAGCCCTTGCCAATAAGTCCTTTATAGGTCTGCTGACGTTTCATCTTTCTTCTCCCATTCCTTGCATCCACGTTCATCCCACACGAAGTCTGCAACGTGTTCTGACTGGTCGTTCACGCACACTCCCTCCGGCTCTGCGTACCATTTGCAAGAGCCACAGGACGGCTCGGATTTGTTCTTACAGGATTCTGCTGTGCATCGGATAGCCTTGCCAGCGGAGAACTGCTTGATGCCCATGCAAGAGCAGTGTTCGGTGGTGCAGTAGAAGTTCATTCCTCTATCTCCTTCCATCCGATAAACTCGCATAAGCCAACAGTGTTATTGGCGCAACGATGAATGAGAACTTTATCGCTTATTTTGAATTTTGCGATAAACCCAATTTTACTTTCTTCCATTTCGTTTTCAAACATCCAATCAACAATGTCTTTGTCGATTCTGACATCGCTTTCGTCCGCCATGGTCGCAAAGCACTGTTTGCATCTATAAAGAGCGCACTTTTTCATAATCTCTGCCCTCTCTTTCTCTTTCTGTTGGCATTGAACCGCCTGATCACTCGCTTGTACTCCTCATAGCACTCAGGGCAAAGGTCGCCTGTGTCCCTGCGCCACGCCCAGTCCTTGAAGTATTCGTCAGGGTTCATCATTCTACCGCCTAGAACCGCTCCGCAGCGGTCGCACACTCGCTTGTGGTAGATTCCTCTGTCAGTTTGCATTAGTCGTCCACCTCTCTGTACTCCACGTCAATCTCCTTCGGCAAAGTCGTCTGATACTTCTGGGCAAGCTGCTCTACGCTTTGGGCATCGCCCAACGGCTGTTCCGGCGGGGCAACGGTGACTTCCACGTTGTCACGCATACCAAAGTAGTTCTTGGCTCGGAAAATCCACTCTGCCGGGTTCTCCTGACCGTACATACCGTTGTATGCCCACATGGACTGCATTTGCAGAATTAGCTTCAGAATGTATTTCTGCTGCAAGCTGTCGTCACGGCGCTTGCCTGCCATAATCTGCTTCAGGCTCACCCATTCGATGCCCAGCACCAGTGCAATCCATTCCACCACAGGGGAGATTCTGGCGTCGATACAAGCGTCAAAGAAGAAGTCAAGACGCTGCTGAACTTCAATCGGGTTGTTCATGTCCACACTCGGAAGTTCGCCAAAATACTTTGCCGCAATCATGCCGACAACTTTCTTGTCCTCTTCATCGCCGATTCTTGACTGCAAATCCCCTGTGTTCAGAATCTTAGACCTCGTGATTGCTAACTCCTGCTGTTCTTTCACCTTTTTACTCACCTGTGAGCGGATAGATTTCCGTTTGTTAAGCATCTGTTGTTTCTTCTTTTCTCGCTCTTTCTCACGCTTCGCGGCGGCTTCTTCTTTCGCCTTTTTCGCTCGCTTCTCACGCTTTTTCTTTTCTGCTTCGGTCAGCGGCGGTCTGCCACGACCACGCTTCGGGGGTGTTGCCATGTGTCAGACCTCCTTTGGAGCGGTCGGCAGTTTCTTCCACCATCCTGCGTATACGAACTCGTCATTGTAGTCGTCAACAAATTCGTTATCAGGTGCGCCGGGTTCACGGTGCGCAATGAAACCCGAGCATCCATTCCAAATAAGAACAGACTGATAATCAATCGGCAAACCGTCTCTAATGCTAATCCACTCGTTCATACTCTCACCTCTTCATTTTCGTTTCGATTTTATCCAGCTCGGTTGCAATCCACCAGACGGAGCAGCAGTTGTCCAACTGCCGCCACCAAGCGCACTTTTCTTTCTCGCATACGCACCGACCAAGCGGATTGCTGGTCATCTTCATTGGACAGTAAAGTTCGTTGTTCATCAGTACTCCTTTTCGATATGAACCCTTGCAATGCCGACCATTGTATCATCATGGCATTCCATAATCCTACCGTGACGGAGCGACACACAGTTATATGTAGTGCCACCGTAAAAGCCGGAATTGTAAGTAACCTCGCTTGTCTTCATAAGAAGTTCGCCGTTGTAGTAAAACGGCTCTCCTTCTTTTAGCGAATCAAAACGAACTCTCTTCTTGCTATGCTCTCCACGAATTTCCATACTTACCTCCACCCCATCACAACAGCCGTACAAACGACCAGACACACGTTGATAAACAGCCAGACAAGCATTGCCTGATGTTCCTCAAACAGGCTGCTCGCCATGTCCTTGATTGTCCGTTCGGACTGAACCACAACCGCCAGCAGGGCTAAGCAGACCAGCCAGCGAGTTACAAATTCAAACATTGTTATCCTCCATCAAATCGTACCGATGCTCTGACAGCCTTGTGGTGTCCTGCAATCGTGCGATTGCAAACTGTTCCTTGTCCATTAGCTCCACCTTTCTCTCAGCTCTTTTTCGACCTGTTCTGACTTTGCGGTGATGTAATCCGCAAACTCGTCAGGTGTCATGTCCTCGTTTTCGAACTGCCCAACCATTTCCCAGTACCTGTCGCCAATGCGGATGATTTTCTGCACCTGTTCATCGGTCAGGTCTGCATCGCACCGAAGGTTCTGAATCAGTGCGCCCCATGTGGCGGAGATGCCATCCAGAGCCATTCGGAATCCGTACAACTGGTTCTGCCGTGCTATTTTGCGGAGGTTGGTCGGCTTGACCTGTTTGCCGCACAGAGGGCAGTTCCCGAATTTATTCATCTGGCTGCTCCTTTGCTTCAAGTCGAGAGAGCCAACGGTCGAGCTTTATCTCGGCGGTTTTGTAGATTTCCTCCGAAACCCTTGCCTTGATACATGGTTTTGAATCAGACAAATAGACCGTAAACGCAACTTTAATGTCTGCTAGTTCCTCTAGCAGATTTTCTTCACACTCCGCAACGCTCTTCGGTGTCGGGTTCGCACCATCCAACGCACGGCGCAGCTTCAACGCAGCCTGTGCCAGTTCGGACGCTTCTTCTGCTAACTGCGCCAAGATTTCCGTCTTGGGCAAAATGTCTGAAATTTTCTTACTCACTTTTTTCTCCTTTTAGCCAGTCGTTGAGTGCAGCCATGCAAGAGGGGCAAAGAAAAAACGGGTCATTTGAATAGATAAAAATTTTCCTATTTTTCTTTGTAATGCACCTGCAAATAGAATTGTTTTCTACTCTTTGTGTCCGCTCACTTATGGAGAACTCTGGATATTCAAATGTTTCACCGCATCTATCGCATACCATTATCATTCTCTTTCTCCAATCTCTTTAGCAGCCCATCCACGTCATACCGCCAATGGACACGCAGCCTTTTTGCTTTGACCTCTATCCCCTCTTGCTCTGCCCACTGCCAAGGGATGCTCTTACGGCTCTCGTTATAGCGGAACACCAGAACTTTGCTGGCAGGGATTGCAAAGGTGCGGTTGACCGCTCGGTAATTGACTATCACATGGGCGGTCTGACCGCTGTACCCCATTGCATCCACCATGTCCGTGATGTGCTTTTCCTTACGGTATTTGCACTTTGCCTTGTCGTACTTGCCGAACACCTTTTCCAGAGGGATAGAGGGCGTTTCAATGGTTTTCAGCTCAAACAGGTGGTTCATCGGGTAACGGTACACAAGGAAGTCGCAGATGTTGTCAATGGAGAAGGACAGGTTTTCGTTGCCGCCGTAGTAGGTGGCAGCACTGTCCTTCAGCCGATAGCACCACGCATCCTTTGGCACGGATGCTTTGAAGTCTGCTTCAAACTGCTTGCCGGTGTTCATGCGTTGTCCTCTGGCATATCAAAACGCGTGACGCTTCCACTGCAAAGAGCTCCCATAATGTCTTGCAATACCTTCATTGAGGTTTCTTCGTTATGGTATCTCCCGATAATCACATCGTCATCTTTGCTTTCGTAACAAATTGCACCCATTTCTTCTCTTCTTCCCGAAATTTCAGAGTGCATGATTCTTTTACACGAGTAAATTTCGGATACGTAATCGGTATTTACGATGATGTGCTTGCATTGAGATAAAATGTACACTTATCGTTCACCTCTAAATTCACTTCCGAGAAACCGCTTCTTGCCACGTTCCCGGTGCTTGTCTTCGTAATTGCGGTGGTACACGCTCTGGCTGTGGTTCAGCTCATGCACGAATGCCTTGCGTTCCTCGAAGTCCTTCTTCTCTGCCTTGTACTTATCGCAAGTGTCGTGGCAAGCTGTGCAGCGTGATGTGCAGTTGAGACAACAGGTAATCATTCTTCGCCAAATCTCCTTTTTGTTACAGCCATCGGGAACTCTTCGATTTCGCTTGCCCAGCGTGCAGTACCCTCACCATATGCTCTTTGCCAGACCAGAGGAAAACCGCCCAGACCATCGAACAGACTACCCAACGTAGGTTTTTCTTTCAGGTAAGGGCGCATCCTCTGCACCAACCAGAACCACTGTGGTAGGGCTATGGAGTTTCCTAGAGCCTTGTACCGTGGGCTGTCAGCGTATTTGTGCTTCTTTCCTTTACTATCCGTCCAGTCACCAATGTTGGTGTAATTGTCAGGAAATCCTTGTAGCCGTTCACACTCAACAGGGGTCAAGCGGCGAACAATCCATCGGAGTGTAAATACATATCCATGTCCACCGTCTCCTCCGCTATACAACGTAGACCATTTCCCGTATTCAGAAAAAATCCTGTGGCTCTGGACATCCCACGGTGTCAAACAGCCAGCGTGTTCAACCGCAATGGCTGTATAATCAGTGATTCTGTTTTCGTGGTCGCCTGTGATTGTCGGTACGATTTTTCCATCTCCGTTTCCTCTTGCGTCAAAAACTCTGCACCTTACCAACATATCGTTGTAAGCATCCTGTCCATTGTAGCTTCCAGCGTGAGCGCCGGGCGAAAGAGTCCCTGTTTTGTTTTGAATCGGCATCGGCTGAACGATGGCAAGTCCGCCTTGATTCTTCGTTGGGTTTGCGTCAGAGCAGTCTAGTGTTTTGCTCACATTTGTTTCATTGAACCCACTGTGCGGATTTGCCGATTTCATGCTGTTGCTTGACAACGGATTTATGGAATATGCAACTACATGACGGTCTATTGTGTTCAACGTATATCCCACTTCTTCTTTTGCGCCCAAGCCGTTCGCCCCTGCCGTATCGGAACGGTCAACAATATTTCCTGCAATGCAATAACACACGCCGTGTTCATGATTTGCCTGCAACGTATATGCTGGGTCACCATCTTCGCCAATCCCAAGCCCAGTGCGCTCTCCCATGGAAATATACCGTGTCGCTATCTGTGTATTTATTGGGATTGCTTCCGTTACACGAATCGGTTGAAACACAGTTTGGTCTTGCAACGTTGAAAGCGTTCCCACTTTTTCCGTCTGTACCAATGCTCCCTTTCCGCCGCCAGCACATCCACCTCTAATTTTCAGGGTGTAGGCGTTTTGCCCCACCACTCGATCATTTCCAGCAGTGCCATTTGCAGCAAGTCCGGCAACTTCTTTCCACGCCTTGACGCACGAGTCAGGATTCCCTGACAGGCTCGTGCGCTCAAAAAGTATTTCTGCGGCACGTTGACCTCCAAAATCTGCGACAAGAGCGATACGCTTTCTTCTCTGGGGGACTCCCCAATATTGAGCATCAAGCTGTCGCCAAGCCAGAGACCATCCGTTTCCGGCGATTGCTCCTGCTTTGTTCCATCTGCCCCCCTACCCGAAGGTCGAGGAATTGAAGCGTCTGGTTGTTCCACGCGGGCAAGTTCTTCCAGCACGGCTCTGAAATCTTCTCCTCCATTGGAGCTAAATGCTCCGGGCACGTTTTCCCAAACAGCGAAAGTTGGATACAGTCCATTTGTGCTTGACCTCATTTCTTTTATGATTCGAACCGCTTCTATGAATAGCCCGGAGCGTTCTCCGGCAAGTCCAGCCCTGCGTCCAGCAATGGACAAATCCTGACATGGGCTACCGAACGTGATGCAATCCACAGGCTCTATCTTGTCGCCGTGAATCTTTGTGATGTCGCCCAAGTGTTTCATCTTTCAAAACGCCCGTCCAGCCAGATAGCGCAGCTCTTATATAAGGTAGGCGGTCAAGACGAAGGGACTTCTTCGCATATAGTTTCGAGTTCTTCAACATCTGCTGGCTCAAAAACAAGAGATGCGCCTTCGCATTCATATTCCTTTGCTTCCCAGTCCACTTTGAATTTTTCAAAATCGTTCTTGTATCGAGGGAATGGATGCGTTTGCTCTGCGTAATAAACGCCCATCATAACTTTTTCATCATCTTCTGGATTCCAGCTTTCGAGATGATAGCTTTCGTGGTTGTCATATTCCCAAAGTGACAGTTCAACAATCAATCCAGAAAAAGCATCGTACATCTGTTGGAGACTTTCAAAATCCCGATAAACCAGCCCTTGCCCCTTGTGAGATTCTTTGATTTGTTTGATGCTTTTCCCGCCAGTTTTCAGGCGGCATCGAATTACTTTTGGACGGTAAAACATAGTGTTCCTTTCTTGCTTTTTGTCCCGGTAACATAACCGTTAGTCAAAAGGGGAGCGAACCGTCGTCCTCAATCACAGAAAAGTCATCGGTTCCCCCCTGCGAGTAGCCAGAACCAGACCCACCAGCCAGCGTTTTCTTCGGTCTGACCTCATAGTCACCGGAACGAATCTTGTCCACGCTGGTGAAGCGGTCAACAACAAGCTTCGTCTTGAGGTTGCCATCGTTGCCCATGTACTCCTCCTCACGGAGAACCACGCCGACCAGCTTGCCACGCAGGGTCTTTTCATCGTTGTTGAACTTGTAGCCTGGATTAGACTGCTCCACAGCGGTGATGAAGCCCTTGAAGAACGGCAGTGCCTTTTCCTTGTAGCTCTTGATGGTCTTGCCACCCCATGCCCATTCGCCCGGATTCAGCTTGCCACGCTCAATAAGGGAAGCGGTCTGCTCACGCCAGTATCCCTTGAACTCGCCCTCTGCGACTTCCCACTCGATGTTCAGGCGTTCTTTTGCAGGCTCGTCCATTGCCTTGCAGATACCGGCAATATAGCCGCCAACAGGCAAGTCACGGCGTTTGGTGGCTTCCTGTACGTCATTCCAGTTGATGTTCTTCATCTGTTACTCTCCTTTGTTATCCGGCTGAACCGGGATGTTGTAATACTCACGGATGGTCTTGTCTACGGCGGCGAGGTCGTTCTCAATCAGCGCATCGTTGAACATCCCCAGAGGGGTTTTCACGGTGTCCATCCCATCGTTGCGGGTGCTGAACAGGTATCGCCCATCCTGCACAACGGTTTTCAGAACGATGGTGAAGTACCCCTCCACACAGACTTTTTCGTCCAACATTTTTCCAATGGTTTTGAATTTTTCTTTGTCGTCTTCGCCTTTATCGCTGTGTCCGAAAAAGTAGACAATCACATCATCCGGCAGCTCCTTCGCCCGCATCAGCAAGGCATTGAAGTTGGCTGCCATGTCGGTGTACTTCTGGTATCCGGCGACTTTTGCATTCCGCATGAACTCGCCGGTCATAAGGTAGGTGGCATCGTCAATGACGATGGACTTACGCTTGGTGCTGTGGATTGCGGCATCAATCTTGCCGTAGTCGTTGGTGATATAGGTTTTCATGCTGCTACGGAACGGAAGCGGCTTGCCAAGCACGTTGATAACCGCCACCTGTTCCGGGTCAAAGTTCCGAAGCGAAGCGGACTTTCCGCTGCCGGAATGACCATAGACCATTACTAATACTGCCATTTTTCTTTCCTTTCTTCGGCTTCATTAGGCATCATTGTTCTTACTTCGGCTTAACTTGGCTGTACAAAATCACCCAGCTATCAGTTCTGCCAACTGTGCGCGGAGGTCTTTCAGCTCTGCTTCCCTGTCCTCAATCTCAGACTGTAAGTCCTCAATCGCTGCCAGCCGGTCAGCTTCTTTGGCTTCTGCTTCCTGCTCACGGGTTAGGAAATACACGCCATCATCCGGCTCTGTCACGCCACCGAATCTGTCAAGGTTAATCATTTTTCGACTTCCCTCTCTTGCGCTGTTCTTTGATTTGCAACGCACTGTGCCACTGGTCTTTGTCGATTTCGATGGTAGACCACCGGTAGTTACATACAAGGCACTTCTTGCGTCGAGCGATGCTGTCATAGTCTGATCGGCTATCAACCGTTGTGATGTTGTCACTACCGCACATCGGGCATTTCATCGTGCATCCCTCCACTCGTTGGTGTGATGAGGAATGCGTTTTACTTTGCGATTTTCCCGTTCGATACGTTCATTTTCAGAGCTGACCCCAATGGCGCACAAGATGAGTGCTGCGGCGAGGAAGCTACACGAAAGGAAAACGTATCCAAACATTGCTACTGTGCTCTGACTTTTCTGGATTGCATCGCCACATCCTACTGAAAAGATCGCTAACGCGATTCCAAGCGTACAAAGGACATTAGCTTTCAGGCTTTTCATTCTTATTACCTCCAAAACTAAGTATCCATGCCGTAGCCATTGCCACAGATGCCGTAATGATTCCACGGGTAGCTGATGCACCTACCAGAATTCCGATGTGATGCACCAACCAGAGGTTCAGCAGAAATACCGCCAAAACCACTGCCAGTGCTATGCCCCACATCAGGGCAACTTCAATAAATGCTTTCATCTTGTCTCCTTTCATTTTTGCCGTTGCTGTTCTGCTCCTAGCTACTCAATGCCTTAGCCTATTGTTTCTATTCTTTTCCGTTGCCTTTGCGTTTCTATACTCCGCTCCGCCTTTGCTTATCAAAGCTACGCCTTGCATCCATAGCCTTTGCTTCGCCGCTCATATCGGTTCCATGCAATTCCATTGCACTCAGTCAAGAACTTCGTAGGTATAACGGCCTTTGCCACTGTTGCGCCACTGGCCGATACCACGCAAAGCGCCGTAGTCCAGCCATTCACGCACGACCTTCTCGTGAGAATCGTCCAGAAGAACGATTTCAAACTCGCAGGTCGAACCAGCGGGAATCTGCTCGCTGTTGGCAAGACTGACGCGCTCTCCTTGCGCTGTCTGTGCACGGAGTGGGCGCTGGCACTCGGTAATCTCGCCGTTCACATGAATGGGAATCATGCGGGGCTGAACGAAAATCAACCCATCAATGACCTTCTTGTAGGCCGTCAGCTTGCCGCTTTCGTTCACGGCCTTCTTCTTGCCAGTTTCGGTCTTGCCACCGATACGACCCAGCATACCGCAAGAATCCTTGAAGAAACCCTTGATCTGGTAGTCATACAAGATGGGTTCGCCGTTTTCGTTGCGAGGGAACACGGTCATGCCCTTATCTGCCACAGCATCAGCGCCCAGAGCAGAAACCTCGTCCTCGATGGTATTTGCATCCGGGGACTTGCTGGCGATGAACTCGCGTGCAATGTTCTGATTGCTAGGCCATGTGCCGAGAACTGCTTCGGTGAATGTGATTTTTACCTTGATTTTTTTCATTTTTGCTCACTCTTTCTTTCTCGATGCGTTCTAGCCGGTCTTTCTCCCGGCTGTGCCAGCGAATTTCTCGCTTGCCGTAGTATTTACCGTTCATCAGGGGCCTTCACCTTTCCCTGTGCAAGTAAAGTACTGTAATGGCCGTAGCTCATGCCATATCGTTTTGCGGCATCGTTCATCTGTCGCACGGTATACTTTGGAGGCTCGCGCTTTTGAGGTCTCGCACGTTCTGGCTCCTGCACATCCCAAGTAATTTTGAATTCACCAGATGCTTTTAACTTATTCAGCTCTTTTTGCTTTTTGGCTTTATACTTTTTGGTCAAAGCCTTGTTTGCATCTGCTGCGCATTCAGGGTGATACTTCTGAGACCAGACCTTCCGAACCATTGGCTTCTTGCACCAAGCGCATAAAGCCGGTTCCGGCTTAGCCTTGATTCCTTTCTTTATAAGAGCCTGCCGTTCTCTGCGAACAATGATTTTACATTCTTCACAGTATTTTTTGCACGGATTTACAAGGCCAAGAAAGACACCGCAGCGCTCACAGTACTTTTCTTCCACGCTGCATCTCCTCTTTCAGTCTGGCTTCCCGATTGTGGCGCTCAAAGCACTGATTGATGGTCTTCTCCATCCAAAGCACCTTGTTGGCATCGTTTCTGGACACGCCAGCTGCCATTGCCAGCTTCAGTCTGCGCTTGCGGCTTTGCGCCTTACGAAATTTCGTCACCAGCACTCACCAGCCTTTTTAATGATGAACGCGGGCACGTTTCTGCCGGTAGCCCGACACAGGCAGACGCACTTGGCAACCCAAGTATCAAAAGAAGCAGAAGGGATGCAGCACGTTGCATTTCGCTTAAAACTTTCATCATCCGGTTTACTAAGCCAAATAGAAACCGCCTTGTAGCAGTACGCTTCCGTGACTCTGCACCATTCAATGCTGTACCCATCCAAGCACAACTGCTCCATAATCTTCATTGCCAGATGCTTCGCTTCGGCAATTTCATCTTCTGCCCACTTGAGCTTGTCTGCTTCGTAGACCTTGACCGCTTCGTCAATGGCAAATTTCGCATCGTCCGGGTGCTCAAGGTCTACCTTCAATGTCAAAATCTGTTCCATGTTCAGTCCTCCTTCTGCTCAATCTCCAGAATCTTGCAGATGCTCTGAATAATCTTCTCCGGCTTTCGCTCACCACGAAGAATCTTGTAGAGGTACGAATCATCAAGGAACAATCCAGTATCGCTTTGAACCGCCTGAATCAGCTCCGTTTGCTTCATACCTCGCTGCAACAGCTTCATCTTCACTTCTAGCTCAAAGCCAGAACGGAAGTTTTCTTTCAAAATTCCACCTCCATTTGCTAAAATCTATTGACAAGTACGGAAAGCTGTACTAATATAAGGGTGTAGAGAGTTTATATTGTACAGTGTTCTGTACTGCCCATGTCTGTATTATAGTACAGGCATCTGTACAAGTCAACTCTTTTGTACAAAATTCTGTGCATTTGTATACTTGCACAAATATGGGAGTGTTCTTATGTCGGACTTGTACAGCAACATCCATGCACTCTGCGAAAAAGAGGGAATCAAAGACGGAACTCTTTGTGCCAACATCGGGATTCGCCGTAGTTTTCTTTCCGAGCTGAAAGCCGGGAGAACCAAGAGCCTGTCCGCAGAGGTTCTTTCTAAAATTGCAGCCTACTTCAACGTATCGGTAGACTACCTTCTCACTGGCGAACAAAAAGAAAACCCGCCCCAGCAGCCGCAAAGTGAAGTCGATGCAGCAGTGGAACGGATTAGAAAAAAGCTTGAATCTATGCCGACAGCGCAGCGTGAAGCGCTGATGAACCTGATTGAGAAGATGTGAGGAAACGGTTCTGACCCGGTAAAATAAAAACCCCTTGTGCCGGGCTGGTGTAGCTCTGCGCAAGGGGTTTTCTGTTATTCTAGGTCTAAGGCTTGCTCCGCTGCCGGAATCTTATCAGGATGTTCCAGCAGCCATGCAATAAATCGGTCAATCTTGGCTCTTTCCTGTTCACTCATTGTGGCATATCCTCCCGATCAGTAAAAATGAATGTTCATTTGATACGATTATACATCTTATAGTTGTAAAGTCAATGCATTTTCAACAACTTCGTAAAAATCGAATATTTTCTTCGCATCCATTACTTTGTATCAGGGAAGCCAAAAATCGCAATGACAATGATTAAGAGCCACATTAAGTTTAAGTTACCCTTTGCTTTGTAACATTCCGTTGAGCATGGAACGAAAGGGGTTATTCGGTAAATCGTCCAGCACATCTGCTTTGACGAGAGCGTTTGTGCTGATGCTGTGCGAAACATTGTTTAGCTGCACAATGGCATCGTCCAAGTCTTTTACGGTTGCTCCACGCCGTTCCATTGACTGAAGGAAGGTTTTCACTTCTTCAAGAACAACAGGGTTTTCGGTTTTATAGAATCCGTTCGTAAAGTCCATCTTCTTCTCCTTTCACAGTTCCACAAGCTGTCCGTCAATGCGTTCGATGTTATCTGCCGGGTCGCGTCCATCGTCTAAGGCGGCTACGGCACGTTCCAGGATGCCTTTTGCTTCGAGGTAAGCATCTTTATCAGCTTCGTACCCAGAAAGGCTCAGGACAAGCTCCAGCGTCCGTCTGCGGGCGTATGGGACAATCAGAGCATCTACAGTTCGGTTCATTAGCTTTCCTCCCATGGTTCAGGTGTGTGCGGCTTCTTATCGGGAACGCTGGCGGGCATTCCGTCGATGATTGGCATACGTTCATGGTTCCAGATTGCAGTTTCTTTCATTTTATGTTTCCTTTCTATTTGGAATTTTTTGACAATACAGTTATAACACAGGCTGCTGTTGGTTCTCCATAGCAGCTTTTTCCATTTTTTGGTTTGTCGAACCCGGCAGTTTTGCTGAATTTTGTTGAAAGGGCGTGAATTTATGGATGAATATTTGGTAAGAACGGCCAAAACATTAGAGATGGCACGGATGCGTTCAGGCTTAAGCCAACAGAAATTAGCAGCACGAATGGGCGTGAATCGTGGCACGATTGCCAACTGGGAGCAAGGTCTGGCAGCCATTTCCCTGCCAATGGCTATGCGCTGGTTCACCTGTTGCGGCGTATCGGCGGCTCGATACATGGACGCTTGCATTTATCCTGGACTGCTGGAGCATCTGGAAGACGACCTTCCTGGTCTGGAGAAGCGGCAGATTCTCATAGATGCTATGATGGAATGTTCTTCCTATGAGATAGATGCCTTGTTGTATATCCGGTACGGAGATCACGGCTCAGACCATATGGGTGTGCTGACGGAGGTTCTGGCAAACCTCCACACACCGTTGAAGGACAGGGTCTCTGTTTGCCGGATGGTATCGGGCAACTACGAGATAGCGCAAGCTACCGGAACAGACCCAGACCCGAATGGAACCGCCCCGAAGATGGAAATACTCTATCAGGCGCAAGATGCCGGAACAGAAGCTGCCATGAGGTCCAATGATTCTTATACCGTGAATCCGAATAATATAAGCGGCTGATTGTCGAATTATCGAAGTTTTTAAGGAGCATTCTGTCCACTTTTTGTACACCTATCGGGCAAATCTACCTTGTCATCCCGTCCCCCATAGGCTATGAACCGACAATATTTGCGCATAATAAACAACGAATTAGCGCTAATTTATCGTTTGCGATTAAGCAGCTTGTCAATCCGTCCCCCATAATACCGGCTCAAAAGTTTTTCATCCACATTTTGTACACGTTAGATAAGACTAATCATTGCCGGAAAGACTTTATTCAGCAAATGAAAGGTTTAGTTATCCACAAGCTGGAATGGAAAAACAAAGAAATTGTTGAAAATTATCGTCATCGCTTATTTAACGATGATATTTAACCTCTTGTTTATTTCTTGTTTAATATATAATAGGTAGATGGGGGACGAAATGACAAAGCATGGGGGACATTTTGACAAGTCATGGGGGACGTTTTGACGACCCTATGGGGGACAAAAAGACAAGCCATGGGGGACAAAATGTATTGACTTGTCCCCCTACCTGTGATATACTGATTTTAGCCTAGAAAAGGAGGCGAACAGATGCCAAAAATATCTGACAACAACCTTGTTGAAAAAAGCAAATCTCTTGTGTGGGCAAAGTTCAGGGATTACACGGCAGGTGAGCTTCGGTTGCTAGAGGTTTACTTGTCAAGAATAAATCCGAGAGACCCAAACAGCAGCCGTGTGGAGTTCACTTTGGCAGAGTACAGAGACCTGCTGGGGTTAAAAAGCCTTGATGCACGAAGGATTGAGCCGCAGATCAAGCACTTTTTGGGCAACACTGTGTCGATTCCCATTGACAAAGAGAAGGGCACGTTTGAGAGCTTTGTCTTGTTTACAAGGGCAAAACTGGACTATGTTCCTGAAACGAGGTCTTACGTTGTGGCAATCACCTGCAATCCTGACCTTCGTCCTATCTTCTTTGACATCGCAGAAAGCGGCTATGTTCGGTATCGGCTGCGTTACACGTCAAGAATGAAGTCTCAGTACAGCATTCTTCTTTATTCGATTCTTCGGGACTGGTTGAACATGGACAGTAAGCCGCATGAAATCAGTCTGAAAAAGCTGAGAGAACAGCTCGGTGCGATGGAAGCGAGCTACGATGTTTACAAGAACCTTCGCAAAAGAGTGCTTGACGTTGCAGTAGATGAGATCAATGCTGTGTCTGACATCGTGGTGACCTATGAACCTGTTCTTGTGGCACGAAAGGCTGTGGCGGTCAAGTTTAAGCCCAAAATTAAAGCGTCTGAGACACTAATTGATGCTCAGGCAAGCGAAGTATCGGCTGAACCTCAAAAAGCTGCCAGAAAGCCCCGTAGAAGCGGATACGAGGACTTTGACTGGTCTGTGTGTGACGAGCTGGAAAAGCAAGACTGCATTGACGTGGCAAAAGTGGTTGAGAAGTGGATGAAGAAAGAGCATCCTGAAATTAAGCTGCCGAGACGCAGAGAAGCGGTTTACGAGACGGTAAAGGCAGCGTATAAGGACATCCTATCTTTGAACAGAACGCCGTTCCCTGACAGACCTGTTGGCTATCTGATTAGAAGCGTAGACAAAGCGGGTATCGTAGACAAGTATATGCCAGCGTTTTATTCCATTGAAGCGCTTAACGGCAAATAAAGAAAGAGTGATAAAATGGCAAAAATTATAGCTGTCGCCAACCAGAAGGGCGGCACAGGAAAGACTACCACAAGCACCTGTCTGGCGGGTGCATTGCAGTTGCTTGGCAAGAAAGTGCTGCTGGTGGACTGCGATGCCCAGTGCAACGCAACGGACACTTACGGCGCACAGACAGAGGACGTGTGTACTCTGTTCGATGTAATGACCCGGCAGGGTACGGTGGAAGAAGGAATCCAGCATTGCGAAGCCGGTGACATTCTGCCGTCAGACAACGCATTGAAGGACATTGACGAGCAGCTTGTCCGGGACATTGGCAAGAACTTCCGGCTGCGTGAAGCACTGGAATCCGTGTCTGCACAGTACGATTACATTGTTTTGGACACTCCCCCGCAGCTCGGTCTTGCGCTTGTAAACGCTCTGATCGCATCAAATAGTGTCATTGTTCCAATGACCCCTGACCGCTACGCTGTGGCTGGTTTGAGCCAGCTTTCGCAGACCATCGGCGATGTTCGCAGATACTTCAACCCGACTTTGAAGATTGAAGGTCTGCTTCTGAACCAGTACAAGAGCCGTGAGAACCTGTCCAAAGAGGTCGTAGAGCAGCTTCCTGTGATTGCAGAAAGCATGGGAACGAGGCTTTTGGGCGTAAAGATTAGACCGTCTATGGGAGTTCGTAAGGCGCAGGCAGAGCGTCACAGCCTGTTTAGCGGTGACACGGCAAAGAGTACCAGCGCAGAGGACTTCAAGGCGTTGGCGAAGATGATTGTAGAGGGGAAAGAAAAATGAGCGATTTGTACCCACATCTTTTGAATGCAACTTGTTCTGATGACACGGAGCAAGTCTACATTATCAATTTTGGTTTTTCATTTAATGACCTTTCCGATAAAGAGAAAAAAATGGCGTTTCATTCTCAGTGGTATCTAGCTGAAAAATATTGCAAAAAGTGGCAGAAAGAACTTGCAAATAATCAATGGGCGAAATCAGAAGATGAAATGCCAGATGAACTAAACCCATACGTTATCGGGTTTAGCAAAGACGAATACGATGTAGAAATTGTAGGCTATGAAAAAGATTTTAAGGAATGGCGGGACAAAAGCGGAAAGCCGCATAATATAACTCACTGGATGCCGTTGCCGACCGTTCCTGACCTTGATGAAGATTGGGAGGAAGATGAATGAAATCAACCAGCAAAAAATCCTCTGGCTTGCTTGGCGGATTTGATTTCCAGCCTATTTTTTCAGAACAGACATTAAGCCGAAGTGAGCCAAAGGAAGAAGAAGTAAGCCAAACAAAGCCGAATAATGCCGAACAATCATCGATTAAGTCCAGTGAAGCCACAGACAGCCATGCACAGCCAAGTAAAGCGGAATTAAGTAATATTAAGCCGAAGCAAGCCAAAGACGGCGAAAGACGGCCAAGTGATGCCGTGTTAGGCGAAGGTAAGCCGAAGAAGCTGAAACAGGCAAAGGAAGTTCAACGTCTTATCGAACAAGGCGATGTACCCGGCGCAATGGCTGAAGCTGGTTTGACAAAGAAAAAAATCCCGATGCCGGAATCGCATCAGGGTGTTGCAAGTGGTGATGGCAAGCGTTCAAAGCGCATTACCATCCTTATGAGCGAGGAAGAGCGCAAGTACATCAACCGTGAAGCAAGGCGGCACGGAATGACGATTGGACAGTTCGTTTACGCTCTGGCGGTTGCGGCGGCAGAGGGGAAGATTGAGTTGGAGGATTTCTTAGATGAATGATAGTGAGCGACGCCTTATTCGATTTGTTTGCGATGGCGATATGCGAAACGCGCAAAAAGCCGTTAAAATCATTTTGGATTCTATATCATCAAAAAAAGATGAGCAGTTCAAAGAAAATATGTTTCGCAAGTTGGAAAGCAAAAGAGAATTTATTGAATTGCCATACAACTTACAGAATCTTTTGATCGCAGAGGATACAGAAGAATTTTCAGAAGCAAGATTCCTTCTTAGGGACGAAGAAAAAAGTATAACGCAGAAAATCGTTGCTATTTATCGAGCATCTGAAAAATTAAATGAAATGGGCATTCCTTATTTGCCGGCATTGATGCTTTATGGGCAAAGCGGATGCGGAAAAACCATGCTGGCTAGGTATATCGCGCATAAAGCAAAACTCCCGTTTTTGAGGATTCAATTTTCAAGTCTAGTTGATTCGCACTTAGGGCAAACTCAATCTAACCTTGCGAGAATTTTTGATTATGTGAGAACTGCTCCTTGTGTTCTTTGTTTTGATGAAATAGATGCGGTCGGAATGGCTCGTGGGCAAAAAGATGACGTTGGGGAAATGAACCGTGTGGTTATTGCGATTATGCAGGAAATGGACAGATTGCCGAACAATGTCATTATTATTGGAACGACAAACCGATTTGATAGGATTGACCCTGCACTTACAAGAAGATTCCCGATGCAATACGAATTAAAGCCGTTGTGCCGTGCGGATGCAGAAATGCTTTCCAAAAGGTTCTTTGAATATGCAAGAGCACAATATGAAAACATAGCTTATGAAGATAATGTCCCCGCGTCTACGGTTATCAAAGAATGTACAGAACGAATTGTAAATCAAGTTCTGAATCAAGAGGATTTCTTGGAGGATTGACGTATGATTGTTTATAGACCTCATCGTGGTTTTTTGGAAGATGCCATGAAAGAAGCAAAAACTTTTCTGAACGAATGGCAAATGAAACGGTATGTTGCAAATAACTGGAATCTTGCAATCGGAAGAAAAGTATTAGACCCCGAAGATATTATTATCGACAGCGAATCAACAGACGATGACCGTGTCGGTTGGAAAAATGTTCACATGGTTTGTGCGGCTCGAATCGGAAATGAAGATTACATGAAGAAGTACGGCAATCCGCAGTGCATCGGATATTGCGCTTACGATGTATCAAACGCGCCAAAATCAAGCCAGTGGATTTGTGCAAAGAATAGTGTTCCGGGAGATACAGACCCGCGTGTTATCGGATTCGATGAATCCGCCTTCGATATTGTTATAGCAAATTACGATGAGCAGTTCAAAGAGTGGCGGGATGATGAGGGTAGAACCCATAGCATTACATATTGGATGCCGTTGCCTGAACCGCCTGTAAAATATTGAAATAGCAAAGGAGCAATATATGGAAAATTTCTATTGGGTCGGAATCCAATACGATGATGATAAAAAATGCAGGCGCCTTCAAACCCCGCTCGTTTTGTTTGCAAACAGCAAGGAGGAAGCAAAAGCAAGAATTGAGCGAGAAGTTCCCGGAAAGTTCTCCGTTGTCAACGTGGTGGAACTCGATAAGAGCCTTATATTCCATTTATAAGATTTATTTGATATAAAAGAAAAATCTGTACTTTGGGAATAAAAGAACCCCTGTGTAGCTGCAAAGACCACACAGGGGATTCATTTTATTTATCTGTCACGCAGTCCCAGTAGGCATACGCCTTGCCGTCCACAGCGTCGCTGTCCTCAAGGAACGCCTTTGCCATGTCAGCGTAGAAGCCCGGAGTGTCAACGGACTGGCGCTTTGCGACCTGACAATAATCCGAGTACATCATGTTCATAACAGCCCAGAAATCGTTCGGGTCACAGTTGATATTGCGCTGCTTGGCAACGTCCTGTGTCTGTTCCAGCGTCCAGTGACAGCCCTTTGTGCCGTCAGCATTCACCATGCTGTCACACCATTCCTCTGCTTCATCGTGGGTGAGGTGCTGGCGTGGCATCTTGATCGAGCGGCTGCCTGCGCCGCCATGTTCATACTGTCCAGACCGTTTATCCCAGTCGCCGTTCTGCGAGAAGCCGATTTGCGGCATTCTGCGGCCATTCTCTACGTCAGGGTAGCGGGGGATAGGGTAGGGGTCGATGTAGCGGTTTTCCTCCTGCGGATAGTAGGGATAGCGGTCGTTGCCACCTTCCAGTTTACGCAGACGGCGTTCCAGCTCACGTTCCCTGCGGTCACGCTCTTCCTCAAGGCGGTCACGTTCCGGCTCACGGTCTTTGTCGTGGTCTCGGAGCATCATCATGCGGCGAAAATTGTTCTTGCCCATAATCTACACCTCCTCAAGAAATGGACGCGGGCGCATCAGCGTGGGAACGGCAGAAGCAGCCAAGATATTTGAACGTGCCTGTGCCGGTCGCAGACGTTGCAACGCGGGTAGCGTAGCGAGTGCGAGTGTGGATGCTCTCAGCGGTTGCCTGAGCGCAGTTGCAGTCGGTCAGAGGGTATGCGGTAGTGCCTGCACCGATGGTAATGACCACAGGAGCGTTGATGGTGGTCGTGTCCGGGATGCTCTGGGCAACCACGATGCAATACTTCTCTCCGTTCTGGTATGCGCCAGCAGGAATGTTGATGGTCAGCGTGTCATTGGCGAACGTCACCGACTGGCTCAAGACCAGATGGGGGCAGAGTTTGCAGCTTGTTTTGCAAGCCATAATGTTTTCCTCCTAAAAAATCAGGGGCAGAGGTGTCTCACCCCTGCCCCGATGGTTCACCCGGTGTTATCGGGGAGTGTGTTGGTTAGCAGCAGCCGCAGCAGTTCACGCCCACGTTGGGGTTTGCCACCTGATAAGCGGGAATCGGACGAGGATTGACCCGATTAAGGATGGTATCGGTCTGCTGGGACATCACAGTGGTCAGAAGCGCATTCTGACGATCCTGAGAAGCGGCGAACTTCAGGTTCTGATTCTCAGCGGTCAGAGTGGCAATCTTATCCTGCGTGAAGTAGTCCATCATGCTGCGGAAATTGGCGTTGCAGTTGTCCACGATGGCACGGGCGTTGTCTGCGATAGCCTGACGGGTAGCGCAGTCCTGCTGTGCAATGGTGTACTTCAGGTCGCCGATGAGCTGCTTGTTCTCGCAGCAGCAAGATGCAAGCTGCGTGGAAAGTGCGGTCTGACCCGCCTGCCGTGCGTTGCCCTCCTGCATGATGGCGAGGCTGATGGCGTTGTCGCCGTTGGACACGCTGCGTTCCAGACCGTTCACGAGCTGTGCGTTCTGGTAGCCGAGCTGACAGATGGCGCTATTCACGCCCGCAAAGCCGTTTGCGATGTTGGCGTTCACGCCGTTCATCTGCACCAGCTGGTCATAGCCCAGAGAGCAGATGCCGCTCTGGATGCCAGCCAGAGAACGAGAAGTGTCCTGCTGGTAGAAGCCCTCCGACAGCGCCGCACGAGTATCTGCGCCGCCCTGACCAGTTGCGCCAGTGCCGACCAGATAGGGGATGTAGCTGTTCATGCCGTTGTCACCACCGTTCCGACCGTAGCCGTTTGTACCCCAGCCGAAGATGATGGCGAGGATGATAACCGCCCACAGACCTTCGTTGCCGAAAAATCCGCCGTTGTTATTGCCGCCGTCCTGCCCAGCCAGATAACCAGTTGCAAAATCGTCCATAACAAAACTCCTTTCAGTTTTGCGTTATGCTATCCCACCGCCGTATGCGATGGGCGAAGCCAAACAAAAGCGGTTTTTGTCAAGTCCGCAAAACTGAGAAGCGTTTCGCTTGCGAGGGGTTCTTATTTTGGGATTGTTAAATCAACTTGGAGGATTGCTTTTTTCGTCTTCCGGGTCATCCCACTTTTTGCTGGCAGCACCGAAAATAAAGCCAAGCATCAAAGGAACCCATAGTTTGTCATTGCCACACAGATTGTTGAGGTCGAAATCTTTTTCTGGATGGTTGTTTTCAAAATCGTCCATTGCAAAGTCTCCTCACTTCGGAAGCGTCAAATTCAGGACGCTTGCAAGCTGATTCAGGTCGATGCCCCTCTCTTTTGCGAGGTTCTGCGCCATCGTCCTGAGCTGCGTTTCGTTTTTGCCCTGAATCAAGTTCAAACCCTGCATGATGGGGGCATTCTGCCCGCTCAACTGCTGGATAAGCCCCATCGGGTTTTGTCCGGCACGAGCCAGATTTGCAAGCTGCATGATAGGGCTGTGAGTAATCATGTCAAACGGAGAGGTCATCGCTTATTCTCCTTTCTTTGCGGTGGCAGTGGGCTTAGAAAAGCTCTTTTGCCATTTTTCCAGTTCATCCAGCCTGTGAACAAGGGTGTTATACTCTTCAATAGGAACATACTGCTGTGTCGGTGCAGCGGTCTGCTGTGCCTGTTGCGCCTGTATCTGCCGCCACGCTTCCGGGCTGTAAAACTCCTGCACATAGGATTCGCAGGTGTCAGGGTTCAGCCGCTTGCAGTAGATCACACCGCTCCGCAGGTCGGGGCAGTAGGTCGGTCTGCCGTACAGGTCAGACGGTATCGCCAAAAACTCTTCTCTGCTGGAAACGGGTCTGCCCAGCAGCCAACCGCCATCCTGTGCCGACTGCTGAACAGGCTGCTGCCCATTCATCGGCTGCGGACGCTGCGGTTGTGCCTGCTGCATCTGTGCGTTTGGCAGGGGAGTGGTAAGACCTACCGTGCCCATGCCACCGTAAGGATTGACAGGCTGCTGCGGAACATAGGGCGCTCCGGGTGTTGGGTAATAGCTCATAATTCATCCCTCCTATTGCTCCCAGTATACCGCACCGGCAAAAAGCGAAGGACAACGAACGTCAAACGAAGGACAAAAAGAAAAAGCGCCCACACGGAAAAATCCGCATGAGCGCTTAACTGTTAAGGGCTTCACAATGGAAGCAAGCCTAAAATATCACGTTTCAACTTTCACGGCAAGCCTTTTGACAAAACTAGTGCAAATAATACAAAATCCCCCACTTTGCCTATAAAGTAACCCGCGTGGAACGCAGGGCTTCGGCAAAGCAGGGGATTTTTTTGTAAAATCAAGAGCGGAACCGCCCACAGGCAATGCCGCTCTCTACAAAGGCCAGAGCCTTTCAAATCATAAATCGTATGGCGTATAATGCAAAGACGCATATACCGATAAAACCACGCCTATAAATGCACTATGCCAAAACGGAAGGACGGTTTTTAGAACGCTTGATGTCGCCCCAAAAATAATCAGAGCGAACAAAACACGGGACAAAAAGTGATATATTTTATTTGCCATAATTCATATAAAATCGTCTCCCGCATGGTACGCACTATAAGTAGGCGGGCGTGAGCCTGTATCAACGAAAAAGACCCGCCATGATACGCATCGTTGAGAGGCTTGACGGGTTCAGATATCCACCCTGTTGCGCTTCTTCGAGAGGCCGGGTGGATTTGTTGAGATAATTATACCACAATTCGTGCAAAAAGAAAAGCGGCAGACCCGAAAGCCTGCCGCTTCAATGCGATTTCGTGAAAAATCGCACCCAATTAGAATTATGATATCACACATTCAGCATTTTATCAATAATTTTCAGCCTATTGCCGATTGATGTCCGACAATACGGCACACGCGCTGCAATATCAACTTGACATAGCTGGTCAACGTACCGCAACCGGGCGATTTTCCGGTCATACCTCCCAAGCGGCGCACGTTTTATCACAGCTTTTATCTGTTCTGCATTAAGCCCTTGCAACGCTGGCGGAAAGACTACACGAGCCGCCGCCACAGGCAGCACCGAGCCAGAAAGGCTGCGGCAGCTGTCCTGCGTTGCGCACCATATTGCCAAGCGCGGCGAAATGGTGACGTTTTGTCACCATTTTCGTGACGTGCCGAAATTGCTCTTGTGCGGCGTACATCTCGGTAAAGCCACCGGGATGCTCGTATGTAATGCTTGCCATGATATTACTCCTTATTGTGAACAATGAGATAACGAATTGCGGAAATTTTGACGATAACGCTATCGTCCGGGTTGTTTTCTTGTACACCGCTGAACGCAACGTATTCGCCATTTAGCCACAAAATATTTCCTTCCAACCGCTTGAGCCATTTTCCGCTACCATCGAAATCAGCGGCATGGTCATCCAAGTCGATTTCGAGGTAAAAACCATTGTTCTGTTTTGCAAAGTATTTTTGCAGAACAGAAGTGATTTCTTTCGTGCTCATGTTTTCGGAATCAGCAATGACTTTGATGTAGTGATAATGAAACATTTTTTGTCTCCTTACTCCTTGCTATCCAAAACGATTACTGCGTACACGCGGAGGCTTTCCAGCTTTTCGATAACGGCATTATAAGTTGCTTCCGTTGCGATGTGTGCGATGCGCTCCAGCTCATTGCTCTCTTTTGATGCAGCAATAATTTCATCCGCAGATACGCGTTTCATGGATTCAATCAAATCGAGCAAATCTTCGACATTCACTGCGTTCATACAATCACTCCTTGCTTAGTGCCGCTTTCATGTGGCTCATAAATTACCCCTTGTTGATGGTAGGTTTCTTTTCTGCCAGTGCCTTCTTCATCAGACTGACAGCTTTTTCGATCACACTGTCCAGCACTTCATCCGTGATGAAAGGCTTCAGCCAGTCCGGCAGTGCGCCGCGCAGTGCGGCAAAGACCTGTGCCTTTTTCTTAGCGCCCTGGCCGCTGCCCATGATGCTGTCCTCAGCGATGGTCACAAGCTCCAGCGCCCAGTTCTTGACGTACTGCTTGTAGCCCAGCCGGATGGCACCAACGGCCAGCGCGGCAAAGCCGATGAACATCAGTACCAGTGCGATGGGCGCGGGGATAAAGTTAAACATTGCTTCCATGATTTGTTACTCCTTTCAGTAGGTAGTTGTTGATATCGGATTTGCTTTTTTGCATACCTTCCCGGTTGTTTCCGGACAGCTGCGAATCCAAAAGATTTTGTACGCCAACGAGAACAAGGCGTATTTCTTCGTCAATGCCGTCAAATCGCCGGAGGTCTCTTGCAAGGGCTTGTGTATGCTGGAGCTGCCCCAGTTCCAAGGTTCCGACGCGCTTGTCCAGCTCATCTAGCCGCTTGTTCTGCACGTTGTCCGGCTCCTGAGCCTTTTTGATGTACTTGTGGATGATTTCCAGCACCTTGTCGATGGTGATGGCTGCAGCGCACAGGCTGCCCAGGATGCCCAGTACCCACAGCAAAGCTTCTTTTTCGGTCATTTGCCCTCCCGAAGACGGGTCAGACCCTTCTTTTCGATGATTCGGGGGTAGTTGAGGGTGGTGACGTTGAGGTCTACGTTGCCGGAGATGCCCGGCACAGCGCCCTTGCTGGTGTGTTGATGGGCGTTGTAGTTAAACGTCACGTTGGGCGTTTTGCCGGTGTAGTCGGCCAGCCAGACGTCATAAGGGCGCAGGGCCGCGCCGCCCACATAGAGATGTGCCTTTGCAAAGCTGGTGTAGGTATAGAGCTGGGCGTAAAAGCCCATCTGCTCTACCTCATGCAGAGCATAGGCGGTCAGGTCAGTCAGGCTCTGCTTGTCCAGATTGCCCAGCCGGTTGTCCTCCACGTCCACCGCCACAGGCATGGTCAGCTCCTTGCCGTAGACCGCCTGCCGCAGCAGGGCAAGCTCTGCATCAGCCATCGCCTCGCTGGTGGCGTAGGTGTAGTAGTAGACGCCCACGTCCAGCCCGGCAGCCCGGGCGTTGCGGTAGTTGGTCTCAAAGGTGGGGTCGATGTACAGGCCGTCTGCCCGCTTGGAGAGCTTGCGGTTGGTGGAAACCGTCTTGAGCATTGCCCCCTTGTAGCCCGCCGCTGCCACCTGCGCCCAGTCGATAAGGCCCTGATACCGGCTCACGTCCACAAAACGGTAGGGCGGGCCGCCCTCCCAGCCGGTGACGGCCTCTGCCCAGGGGGGGTCGTGAGGTTCCGGTGCGGGCTTTGCCTCTTCGGCATCCTGCTTGTCCCCCGGGCCAAAGATGGCCCGCACCAGCTTTTCCAGCAGCTCCAGCAGTTTATCCATTGTAGTAGTCCTCCCCGGTGATGCGCTTATAATCCTCTTCACTGATCTCGCCGTCGGTCACCCGCCTCGCCAGCTCGGCTTTGACCTCGGTGCGGCGGGATGCGGGCATCTCTGCCCAAGTCTTGGTACCGGCAATCAATCTGTTTGCCCAGATTTTATCCATTTTGAAACCCTCCTTACTTGTTGACGGCGGCATCCAGCTCGCACAGTGAGTCCTCGATAGTCGCCAGCCGCTCCTGTGATGCCATATCCTGCTCACACAGGGCATCTTCCATCTCCGCGGCGGTCTTTGCCAGCCGCTCCGCCACGGGGCCGGTCTTGTCGGTCATCCGGTAGTGGCGATCGATTTCGTACCAGTCATAGCAGCGCCCCTCCGCATCCTCCGCGCTACGCAGCTTGCGGACGACCCGGAAACTGTCGGTGATGGTCTGGTCGGGATACTCCCTCTCGAGCTGGTGGTAGCCGGTCAGGCTGGTGTGAGTGTCGCCGATGGTCTTGAGGACCTCTGCGCCGCCCTCTGTGCCAAAAACATAGTCCACGTCAGGTTCTCCTTTCTCCGATGCTCTCGGACGACGTGCTTCAGGTTGCGGACGACCCGCTCTCCCCGAAACAGCCATTGATAAAAGTGATAATTGTTGCAGTGCCGCAGCTGTCCCAGCCGGGAAAGCAGGCTTGCAGCCGACTTGGGGTGGATGGGTCTGCCCTGCCGAATGCGGCGGCGATACCTTGCCATGGCCCGCTTCATGCGGAGCAGATTGTGCTTGCGCGGGATGGTGTATCCTCTGCCATAGCGATAGCCTACGGCATCCGGCAGACGGCCTTTGGTGCGCTCATATCCGCGCCGGGGCGGGGCCAGCGGCACTTTGCGCTGCGGCTTTGCTACCGGGAACACCTGCCAGTCGCCCTTGAGCTTCAGGTCGTGAGCGTTCAGCCAGTCCTCCACAAGGATGCGGAGCTTCCGCAGCTTGCGCTTGTTGGGGCCGAATGCCGTCATGTTGTCCATGTACCGGGCGTAGTGTTTGCAATAGCCGCTCTCCCGGATGAGCCGGTCAAGGGGCTGCAGCACGGCGTTGGCAAGCCACTGAGACGTGTAGGTGCCAAGCTGGATGCCGTTGCGGATGATGCGCTCGATGAGGTCAAGGGCGCGGCGGTCTTTGTAGAGCTGGCGCATTCTCGCCATCACCACTTCCGGGGTCAGGCTCTCGTAGAAATGCCGGATGTCACCGCAGAACTCGTACTTCGTGCCTTTGCGGTCGTACTTCATCCAGCGCTCGATCGCTTTCTTCTCCCGCTCCGTTCCCCGGCCCCGGATGCTTCCGCAGCAGTAAAAATCCATGCCCTGCATCATCTTCGGCTGCAGCGCCTGAATGAGGGCGTGGTGAACATACTGGTCGGGCCACTGGGCCGGTTCGCTGATGGTGCGCCACTTCCGGGCGTTCGCGTCCCACCGCTGGCTGACATGGGGCTTTTTCGGTTCAAAACCGCCGACGAGTATTCGCCGCAGGTCTTCCACCCGCTGCGGCTTGGTCTCTTCCACCCACGCCGTACAGGTGTTGGGCTTGTGGCCTCGATTCCAGCGGTGGGTGCGGTTCACTTCGTCGATGGCAAGCAACAAATTATCATCTGATATTAGCGTATCAAAGAGCTTTCCAGCCCTTTTCATTGGGATACCTCCTTTTAGCTGTACAGGCTTTCCAGCGCTCCTTGCGGAGTGTACTAGCCTGCTCCCAAAACGCCTATCTTCACCGTGGGGTGTGCGGCTGTCTGTGCCAAGGATATGTGAGGTTGGAAATATCAAAAAAAGGAAGCGGCAACCGATGCTCCCGTCATAGTCCGACGCGCCGCTGCAGTAGACGCAGAACAAACCATAGTAGGAGTTGCGGCTATAGTAACCACCGACGTAGAGGCACGGGACCGACGAGCTGAAGCCCCAGCTACCGCACGAGGCCCGAGAACAAAAAAAACACCGGCAATGCACAGACAGTCCCTTATAAAGTTCAGCGCCTTACGGCGCGGTTATCTGAGGGGGCTGCGGCCCCCTCAGACTCCCCCGTTGGGGAGTTCCTGGAGGCGGCAACCGATGCTCCCGCCATAGCCCGACGCGCCGCTGCAGTAGACGCAGAACAAACCATAGTAGGAGCTGCGGCTATAGCAACCACCGCCGAAGAGGCACGGGTTCGACGAGCTGAAGTTCCAGCCATCGCACGAGTACGTTGCGTCACTACCGGACGCGGATGTGGGGATAAACACCGGGAAGTCGCCGTTTGCCTTGACCCTGAATGCGGACGGCCAGCCATCGGACGGAACGCCGACCGCCGTGCCATTGCTGCTGTCGCTGAAGTTTGCGGGGTTCAGGATGATGTTGAGGCCATTGCTGTTGTAGTAGCAGCCATCGCACCAGTCATAACAATTATCCCACAATCCCTCGATGTTGCGGTACTGGGTGCCGCAGCCGTAGGTGGTGCGGCTGCTCTGGGTCGTACCGGTGTGGTACGGCATACTGTCGGTGTAGCCCATCGACTGCGGAGAGCTGTTGTTGCCGCATCCATAGCCGATTTTCGCCTGACTGTTCCAATCGGCAAACTCGACGATGTACAGCAGCCAGAGCGTAAACCGCATGGCAAAATCGCTCTGCCAGATGGTTGAGCCGAGATTGTGGATGCCGGAGCGGGCCGAAGAGCGGGTCATGTTCGCCCTGGGGCTGCCGGTGCCGCTCTTATAGGTGCCGTTGCAGTGGTATCTGCCGATGTACACCACGTCCCGCTCGCCGTGGCCGTCACCTCTGTCCATGTGGGCGGGGCTGACGCTGTAGCCCTCCACCGCGCGGTCGGCGATCTGAATGCTCATGCCCCTGCCGTTTTGGGTCAGCTTGTACCAAAATTTCGGGATGCTGACCATCGTGCCGCCGGTGCGCTCGCTCTTTACCATGCCCGCCCAGGGCTGTAAGTTGTCAAAGGGACTGCCATAGCTGCTTGCGCCTGCGACATACGGCACAGGGTCAGTAAACCCTGCCGCCTCGTCGGTGCGGCTCCACTTGGTGGTGCTGGTGCCATCCCAGCTTGCGCCGTAGATGTGGACGCAGGCAAGCTCAAGGGGGTAATCCTTATACTCGGCGACCTCTACAGTGGCGGTGGTGGTCTCGTCGCCCAGCGTGGCCGTTACCGTCCACGTGCCAGCGATGGGCAGATACAGCTTGATGCTCCCGCTCTCCGGCACCGTGCCGGAGACGGTCTTGTCCCCGCACTGGGCGGTGACGGTGCTGCCCGCCTTGACCGTCACAGTCAGGGTGTAGTAGGTCAGGGTCAGGGTCTTGGTGCGGCAGTACTCCGCCTGCACCGTCTCCGTGGCCACGCCGGTGCCGAGCGTGGCGGTGACCTCCCACTCGCCGTCATGGGGAAGGGCCGCAGAGAAGCTGCCGCCCGCAGCCACGCCGCTCACATCTTTCTCGCCGTCCGAGAGGACGATGGAGCTGCCCGCCTCGGTCTGCACCACCAGCCGGGGCAGTACGATGCTGCCCACCGCCGCTGCGTCCGCCGCAGCGCCGGAGATGGTGAGGGTCTTGTCGGTCTCGATTTTGATAGCGTTGATGCGGTCGCCCACGGCTTTGGCGTCTGCGGGAGCGCCCGAGATGGTAAGGGTGGGGTCGGTACTCACTACAGCAGCCGCCTTGTCGGCGCTTTTTTTTGCTTTTTCTGCGGATGAGGCCGCAGCGTCTCTGCTTGCGGTTGCAGAGTTTGCGGCTAATTCAGCAGCGTCTTTTGCGGTTGACGCAACGGTTGCAGCGGCCTCCGCCTTTTCCTTTGCAATGTCAGCCCCTGCAACATCACTCAGAGTGTTGAGGGTGTCGGCGTTCATTGGAGTACCCTCGACAACAGGTTCATCATTACGAATCAAAGTGATGATTTCTGATGTGCCATCAGATTTCATCATAGTCCAACGCCCGGGATATTTTGCTTTTCGGTCAACAAAATGCATAATAGGGTTCACCTCCGCATATTGTATCTGAACAATAAAGTAAATGGTCCTTTGCCATCGCTTCAATGTCAGACAAAACTTTTTCTATTTGGTTGATAACCGCAAAATGATAACTCAGCGCCTCGGGAACTCCCGGGGTAGAACTTTTGCCGCTGCATTTAGAACGAATGGCTTTCACGTTATCAATCCACCGAGTGGCATCCGCAATGGTCAGATAATCATTGATTGTCCAACCGGCTTCCACAGGCACGGTTAAACCGATTGTTCCTGAAAAAATAAGCTTGCTGTCGTCGCCGTAATAAGCGCTTCCATTTGTAATGTTGACGTAGTCGTTTGCGACGACCCATGAGGGTTCGACAGAGGGCGGGTAGAAGTTGTTAGAGGCGGCGAAATAGAGCTGGTATTCGACGCCCTTTTCCAGCGCGAAATCACCCATATCCAACACCACGTCGTTGTAGCCGCGGATAATGTCGATGAACTTATCCACTAGGGCGGTCGTGGAGCCGTACTTGCGCAGGACGGTGCGCATCGTACCTGGCACATAGCCCTTGACGCGGAATTCCAGCGAGCGGAGCCGCAGGCCCGCTTTCTTGGCCGTCAGCGGCATAAAGAACTCGTACTTGGCGGGATAAGTGTCCCACGCGGGGATGTCGCCGCTTTCATTTTTCGCAGTAACAACTTGAATGTTTTGCTGTACAATCCTTGCAGAATAAGATGCGCCAACGATTTCAGCAAGTTCTTTGATTCCGTTTTCAATGCGGTTGTAATCGGTGTAGCTGAGCGCACCTTTCATACCAGAAGCCCATTCTTGCTGCTCCTCTTCTGTCCATGTGCCGGTTCTGGCTTTGGCTGTTAGCTCTTTTACACGGTCAATATCTGCCTGTGTGCGGTCTGTAATCCACGTTGCCATACTTCACCTCTTAAAAAATCAGTTTGCCGTCAGCGTCAATAGCAAGAGACTTTGGGACGGTAAATGCAGGGTGAACAACATTATCGTACTTACGAGGGGTTTCATCATTGGTGGCGTAGGAAATCGTCTCTGCATTGGTATTCACTTGTAACGTAGAATCATACACGGCGTATGCATTTACAAGTTTGCTGACCAACAGAGGTCGCCAGTACTTGTTGGCGCTTGAACTTGTGCCAGCAATATCACGAAGCATCTGAAGCGAGTACAGGTAAGGAGTTCTCGTCCAAATAGATCGTCCTCTGCTGGAGCCCTCCATGTCAGAGGCAAGCATCGTTTTCAGGATTCCAGATGCATTTTGCAGGGGAGTACCCTCGTTGTGCTTATAGCTCGGGCTGCTAGTTGTCCAATTCGGATCATCAGAGCCTTCCGTGTCGTATCCAAACTCGTGGTAAGAAAGCAGGAAAACGCTTTTTGCCATCGTAGTCACTTTGCTACTGCCAGAATTGCAATAAGAGTCAGAAAAACCGGGAGTATAATAGATGGTCGTCTTATCGATAGCTTGCTTCTGGGCGGAGCTGAACGAGTTGAAGTACTCTCCGTTGAGCCAGCTGTTTACGCTGCTGCTGGCGTAAGTAGACCATGTAGAGCTCCAAGCCATGATGGCTGCATAGTGTTTTCGAACCAGAAGAGTTCGCCCGGCTCCATTCAGCTCGCTTTCGTAGTCATGCTTTGCAACGATGAACTCGGCCACGCTACTGCCTTCATCCATAAGGACGGTGCCGCCCTCTGCAACATCAAACAGATTGTACGCCGCCGTAGCAAAGGAGCATTCTGCGGAGACGCCGCCCGCTGAGGCTGTGACAACAGCCTTGCCCGGAGAGTTCCACTTGACTTGGCAGGTAGATTTTCCTTCCGCATTCGTCAGAACATGAAGGGAGACGATTCCTTCGGGAGAAGCTGCCCAGTTGATTTTAGGAGAGTCAATAGAAGCAGGGGAGAGGGTGGCAGACAAAATAACGGACTCGCCCCAATCGAGCTGTTCGCTGGTATGGTCAAGAGACATAGCCTGAGCATCTGCCATCATGTACCCCTCTACAGTACCTTTGAAACACCCATTGAAAGTGTACTTTACATTGGTCGCCAGCAAGACAGCATCGTAATTGAACTGATGGTGAATCTTTACCATATCAAGAGCATCAATAGTAGGGCTTGCCCGATATGTGAGAGAAGCCTTGCGGCGGTTGGAAAGGACTCCATAAGACTCCGTAAGGGCATTTCTGGATTTTGCAAGGATGTCCTTTGTGAGCATAACATTGCTCAGAGTCTGGCTCACGCCTTTGCCCGAAGGATTTTCAGGATAAGCGTAGGTGGCATTTCCTACGGTGGTCACTACGTTAAGCATATTCTGAGCAAAGGTGATTTCCGGCCAAGAATAATTGTTCAGTACTGGAATGTCCAACACGGGATTGGAGGTATCGGCTCCGTAGACTCTGTTAATTTTTATCACGCCATCACGAGTCTGGTACAAAGCCATTCCAGCAGCGTTTGCCGCAAGCTGCAAAATATCGGAATTGTGATAAGTAGACTCATCGCTTGTAATGTCGGTGGAGTAATCTTTCAGTTCATCCGAAATATCGAAGGTAATTTCATCCGCTTCCAACAGCTCCAAGGCATCGTAGCACATCTCATAGAGCGTGCCGTATTTTCTTCCGGTGTACTTCGTGCTGGATAGATACAGGAAAGCGTCTCGCGCCTGAAAGGACGCCTCAATACTGTTGGCAGGGACGCTCCACTCCGACAGGAAGAACATTCCTCCGCTCACCCATTCAGTCTTTCCGTCAACATCCATTCCATAACGAACGGTGACAGGCTGGCGCTCATAGATGTACTTGTAAATCCCTTGAGGGTTTACGGAGTCCCATGTGCGGTCACTGTTGTCTAAACTAAAGGAAATCGACTCCTGAGAAAGCTGCCCGGAGATAGGGTCTCTTGCAGAAGAATGGCTGTAGGACAAGATTTTGGTCTTGTCAAACACCAGATACCTTCCGATTTTCACTTGCTCGACCCTTACTCTTCGGTCGGGGAGACACCACTTCAGCACCTCTAGCTCTACAGCATCAAACCCGGAAAGTTCTACTTCAACGTCAGAACGAATGGATTTGTTTCCGTTCACAGTCACGGTTTTCAGCTTTTTGGCCCCAAGATATGCGCTGACCGAAAAATCTGTAGCGTATTCGTTAAACGCTGTAGACCAGCAAATTGAAACACCGGGAATCGAAGATTTGTTTTCGCTCGGAAGCTCAAGCCGAATAACAGGGTGACTTGAATCGTCAAAAATCTCGGCGCTCAAAAAACCAGTAGTTCCATACGGAGGAGAAGAAGGAACGATGCCACAGCTTCCATCAAGAACAGTGAGATTAGGCTCTCCTGTGGAATACCTCGAAATGGAAGCGTTATCAGAAAGTGCAATATTGTGAAAGGTGGAGAACGGGGCCGCCGATGACGTGACGATGGTAGCCTTTTTGTTGATACCAGGTTCAGTGATTCCGCAGGTAATCTCTACAAAAGATTCCGGAACGAGAGTTTCATTAAATTTTTCTTTCCACTTATCGGAGACTTCAACCATGTGTCATACCTCCACAAGAGAAAGTTTGCACCCTGTCCATCCCATCACGCCACCAGTTTTCGGCCCTCTACGCCACATTCCGCCGGTGCGGTCGGAGACGTACATCTGACGGGTGGTATAACCGGCTGTGGCTTGGTTATAGAATTTAACAGTGCAGTAAAAATTCGTGGTGAAAAGGCTCAGGATGTCGGCCCATTGCCGCGCGGTAAGGTAGTTCCATGACATGGAGACCTTTGCCACATCATGCCGCACGACAGCGCCAACAACTTTACCCTGAACATTTCGTCCAGAGTCCACGATCGTGCTGGTAGTTCCCTCATAAGAGGACGGTTCCGGTAGTTCTACGCCGTTCACCGTAACCAGTGCAGGAATATTGGCCATCTGAACCATCCTTTCTTAGTAAGAGTAAACTTCGGTACCCATAATGGACATGCCACGTTCTTTCTGCGTTTTTTCAACGGAAGCAGTAAGCTGCTTGCCATCGAGGTACACTTTCACATCTCTGCCATCGGAGATTGCTTCTCCGTACCGCTGCCAGATGTCAAGAAATGCATTGTAGCAGCCGTTGTACACAGCATCTCTCATCTCTTCGGAGTTTCCACTTGCGGCAGAATAGGTGCCACTATACGAACCAGACCCATAGGTAGAGTCATAACTGGATGTGCCAGCATACTGAGAGCTGTCGCTATAGTTAGAACGGCTGATACTGCCAATAATGCCTGCGATAGCAGCGGCAATCGCCACGCCACCGGCAACCATTGCAAAGCCAGTAGGAATGCCAAGCACGGACAACGTGCCACCGATCGCTTCCAGCATGGCGGTAAAAGCGCCGCCAATCGTAGTAATCAAACCAGCTACACCAGCAAGCATCTTCGGGAACTGGCTCAGTAAGCCACCAGACAAGCCTTTACTGATTGCAAGCGCTGCGGTCGAGAGCGGAGTCTTCGATTTGGTGAACACGCTGGTAATGTTCTCGACCATCTTTGCCGTATTTTGTGTGGCAGCGCCAAAATTCTGAGTCAGTGCGCTCACCAGATTTTTGCCAATGGTAGCGGCTGTATTCAGCAGGGAAGAAGCTTGGCTTTTTAATTCTTTGCTCAGTCTGCCAAGCAAATCGCTTGCAACGGACTTGACACGTTTACGCTGCTCATCGCCCATAGCTCCCCAGATGGAAACAGCAATAGTAGTGCCGACCGTTTTCCAGTCGCCACTCTGTGCGGCCTGAATGAAAGTTTGCACCGTGCCGAAGAAGTTGGTTTTGAGGTTGTTATCGAGTTCGGCCCACTTAGAGTCTAGCCCGGAAATGATGCCGTTGACGTAGCTTGTGCCGCAGTCAATTCCATAGTTCGCCATCTCTTCGCCCTTGGGCTTGGTGGCGTCTACAAGTTTATTCATAGCATCGTTGACGTAACCGAGAGAGCCAGTGATACCATTTGCAAGGCCTTGAACAATGTAGCTGCCATAATCAAAGAACACCTTAGAAGGAGAGTTGATGTCCAAATCGCCAGTGAACTTGTCAAGAATAGCTTTTGCCAGACCACCAACAGTTTTCTTTGCATTCTCAATGCCATTGTTGATACCATCAATCAAGCCCTGAACGATGTTTTTGCCATAGTCCAAAAATTTAGCAGGGAGATTTTTGATTGTATCAACCAAACTGTTCCAAGCCTTGTCCCAGTTTTCTTTGAATCCGGCCCACTTCTGGTTCCACCACTCGCCAACGCCAACAAACCACTGCTTCAGCCCTGCGCTGGCTTGGTCGAGTGCTTGAATGGGATGCTGCACAAACCCGGGAAGACTTTCCCACGCGGTCTGAAAATTGGCCTTGAAGCCTTCCCACTTTTCATTCCACCATTCGCCAACGCCAACGAACCATTGCTTAAATTCGGCACTCATTTTATCAAGTTGAGAAGTGATTTTATCCCAATTTTGATAGATGGCAATTCCAACGTCGGTCATTGCACCAATAATCAGGCCAATCAAAGCGCCGATACCCGTACCGATTGGGCCACCAAGAGAGCCGATGATTGCACCAATGCCTGTGCCAGCCATTGTCGAGCCAAGCGGAATCAAAATTCCGTTTAACGTGTTTAAGCCATTTTTGACAGCATCGTAAACGCCCGTTACAAACATAGGTATGCCGGTTACTACTCCGCCAACTGCTGCTCCAATAATCGCGCCAGCAGTAGAGCCGCCAGCCGCTTTAATGGCCGCTCCGACAGCGGTATTTCCAAAGCCGGTCACGATAAACTGAGCAATTCCTTTACCGAGAATGGCTGCGCCTGTAGTTCCAATCAAAGCGCCAAGAACAATTTCAGCGAAATTCTTTCCATTTACGCCGTTTTCAATCGCGTCTTTAATGCCTGTAATCTCAAGAACAACGCCCACCGTAAAAACGCCAAGACCCAAAACAATGGATTTCAGTGCGTTCATTTTGGAGATAGCGTCCACAATATCCGTAATAAGATTTGTGAGTTTCCACGCGGCAAGGGCGGTTGCTACAGTCGCTATAAGAGGAAGCATACTTTTGATTTTCTGCTTCATCTCATCAATAGATGTTCCGACATAGTTCTTGAACATATCGTAGCCGGACAGGTCTACATCGCCCAAGATATTGCCAGCGGATGCACCGCCGCCAGAGCCGGAGCTCCCCTGTGTGGGGTCAATGATGTTGAGTTCATCAAAACCCATCGTGTAGTCTTTCAAGGCCTTGGCAGCTTTCTTTGTAGAATCAGCAGTGTCATCCATTGCATCGCCAATGCCGCCAACGCTGTCAGCGCTCTTGGTGAAATCAGTAAACACGACCTTTACACCCATCAGCTTTGCCACCCACTCAACAAACTCTCGGATGAGCTGCACAGCGGCAATCAGCGGGGGAAGAATGGATTTCAGAGCAGGGTAGAGCAGAGAACCAACGGACTTTGCCAACATATCCAGCTGAGCTTTCAGAATCTTGATCTGGTTGGCAGGGCTCTGGATGGTCTGTGCAAGGTTGCCCTGCACATTGGCAGTCTGCTTCATAATGGCAATGTAACGCAGAACCGCTTTATCTGCCTGGGATAAGCTGGAAACCTGCTTGTTAAAGCCCAAGGCAAGAAGTTCTTGCTGTAACCGCGCCTGAGACAAGTCAACACCCAGACGGCGAATAGGTTCAATCTCACCAGAGATAGCAGAGGACATTGCGGTAAAGGTTTCGGCAACATCCTTGTTCCAATAAGAGCCTTCATCATAGGCAAGCTGGGTCAGGTTCTTAGACAGAATGTATGCTTTGTCGCTGGCCAAACCAAACGAAGTGCCTAAGCTCTGAATGGTAGCCATGTAGGTCATCGCTTTGGTCGGGTCAACTCCAAGCAGACCTTGCATCTTGCTAATAAGCGTATCTGCTTCACCGCTCAAATTGCCCATGGCATTATGAAACAGGTCTGTTGCTTCGTAAAAGTCATTGAATTTCGCAACAGCTTTGCCAAGATACTCAGCGATAGCTTTCAACGAAACCAGCTTTGCCATGTTTCGCATAAAACCATTCAGCTGGTTGGAAAGGCTTAAATAGCTTTTGCGCTGTCTCTCGTTGGCGGCGGTCACACGATTTGCCTGCGTGACCACCTTGCTCAACTGCGGAGGTAGCTTTGCAAATGCGTTGCCAACCTTGTCAAGCTGCGAAGCAAGGGGAGTGAGAGCAGTGGAGATTTTATTGCAGGAATCCGAGAAAGCATCGAGGTCAGCTGCTTTCAGCTTTTCGGACAGGTCAGGGATTTTCCCGATGGCGTTGACCGCGCTGCCGATCGCCTTCAGCCCGGAAGCGTCCAGAATGGACAGGGGAGCCATTGCGTTTGTCAGTTCAGTAATGCTGCCGGACATGGAGTAGAAGTCCACGCCATTCAAGCCGGACACGGCAGCAGGGATTTTCTTGATGGCGTTGACAACGCTGTTGATGCTTTTCACACTGCCGGAAAAGTTTGCATTGCCGATGCCATTCAGAAAATTCGTGATGTTGTCCAGCCCAGACAGTCCAACAGATGCCTGTTTCAGCGCAGAAATGGAAGCGGACAGCTTATCAAGGCTGTTCACAACCTTTGTCACGTTGCCCTTTGTCCGCAAATTAGAAATGGCGGTAGCAAGCTTGTCGATATTAAGCTCTGCGCCCTGCGATTCCGCAGAAATTTCTACGGATAAGCTTGTAATATCAACATCAGCCATCACTACCACCATCCTTTTCCATCATGGAGAACATCATGCGCTTAATGCGCTCCTGTGCTTCTGCAGCACGTTGGTATTCATACTCTTCCTTCTCCTTTTGAGTAAGGGGAATCGGTCTATCCATGTACTTGATGGGTTTAGACCCTTTCTTTCGGAACATATTGCCAACCGTAGAGGAAAGCGCAGATGCCATGTAAAAACCATTTCTCCATGCTTCTGCATTGGCTCTGCGTTCTCGCAGCTCCTCTGCGTCACGGTATACCTTAGCCATCCAGACATCGCCGTGCCAGAACTGCTCGTAAGTCATGCCGATGGAGATGTAATAGGCTTCTACATCGTGGAACAGCTTAGAGAAGGAGAACGATTCTCCCTCTCCGCCTGGTTCCTGAGATTGTGCGGTTACACAATCTCCCACGTTGCGTTTTTTGCGGTCTTGTCCTCGGTGTCAGTTGCCAGCAGAGACTTAGAAGCGTCCATGAACATCTCAAGCAGAACGCCCATCAGGTCTTCCTTATCCTCGATGTGCTGGAACATCTCGTCCACGACCTTACGCTTGATGCCACGATTCCGGGCGATAAACGCGCCGTAGAACAGGGCGCGGGAATTGGACAGCAGGTTGGTCATCTGGGTGTACTGGCCAATCTGAAAGCCAGCACGTTCGGTAGCTTCCACGCTGTCACGGGTGAAAGTCAGCTCATAAGTGTTCTTGCCATCAGGGGAATGAAAGTTGATAACCTTTGCAGCCATAATAAATGCTCTCCTTTATAAATAGGAGCAGAACCAAATCCGTTGTTCAGTTCTGCCCGGTTTGATTGATTCGATTTTTGCGGTTTAGCCGCCGTTGATGGTCAGCGCCTTAACGAACTTCGGCTTGGTGTGGAAAATGCAGTTGATGGTCATTTCCACAACCTCATCCACGCCAAAGCCGGACAGACCAACCTGATGCATACCCTGCCAAGTGAAGCCGGAGCCGTCCTGCATCTTAATTGCATAGTACTTGTCGGGGTTCTCTTCGGCAGATTCATCGTAGCCAGCTTTCTGAACCGATTCGTAATCTTCCTTGTTGTAGTTTGCGGTAAACGCCTTAATATCGGACTGGTTAATACCAAAAATCTGCTTCTGCATCGGATCAGACAGGGTGGTGGCATCCAGAAGGTTCGGATCGGAAATCATATCCGGGACATCCTTGATGTCACACAACTTCGTCAATGCAGACTCGGTAGCACCACAATACAGGGTGGTATTCAGACCGGAGATAGCAGTACTCATAGAATGTTTACCTCCTTAGTTTCGGTAAATCATTCCGTCCTCTCCGATTGTTGCCCCATAGCTGCAATCAATCCGATAGACGGAATTGTTATACAGCCCATTCAACGGGGCAAACGATTTGCGATAAAATTTCAGCGGTTCAAGAACAGAATCCACAATTCCAACAATGGAACGTGCTTCTGCAATGCGCCCGGTGTTCTTGTTAGAGTAGACACGCACACGCAGGGAAACGGCAGCGTACTTGCTGTGACCGGCAGAATCAATGTGCACAGGAAGATTGCTGTTTTCCTCTATCTGCACACACGGAAATTTCTTGACGTTGCTGTCATTGATTTCACCAGTAACGAAGATGCCGGGAACTTGCTTTCGCAGTTCCTTAGCAACAACCGTGAAGATAGAATTGAAATAATCAATCAACTATTCCAAACCTCCCTCCACGTTGCTTCGACTTGAGAAGCCATTTCCTCAACAGCTCCCCACATAGCCATAGCTGGCTCGTTGCCGCTGGTGTAATTCAACTGGCCTTTACCATCCACCTGTTTGACAGGCGTGCCAGCATTGCCGGATTCTCCGTAGTAGTACCATCTGCGGTTTGCGCCTTGCCCTTTGCCGTAGGAGCCATGCGCACCAACACCGGGCGGTAGTTCGCCGCCATATCCGTTGTGATGTGCGCCAGTGCCAAACTCGATAAAGGCGACCGCTTTGCCTTCTGCAACGATGGTGCAAGTCTTGTCTTTTTGGTTAATATGGCATTTCACGTCATTTGAGCCAGCGTATTCCGCATTAGCGAAACGCACCTTTGCGACTTCAAGCCCCAGCCACGAAAGGCGAAAAGCAAACGCTCTAGCTTTCTTGTTCAGGGTGGTCTTGTACTCCTGTATCTGAAGTTCCGCATCACGGAGTCCGGCATCGCTCAACCTCACTTTAATTTTCACTTGCAGCCACCTCTTTTAGCGCATACAACGTGTCTGTAATATGCTCTGCGACTTTGACCACAGTGTAATTGAAGGGCTTTGAAATGTCCGTCTGAAACCAGACGTGTGTACCTTCATAAAGCGGTGTGTTGCGCTTTTTGCTGGACGAGCTGACAACGTAGCTATAATCCGTAAATGCTCCAAAAGGGCTTGCTTCCGCAGAACCAGTAGGCGGGCTGACATTCAGCATCAGCTTTGCGGGGTCGCTCCACGTCTGCGATGTTTCGCCGGTTTCGTTTCCCCACTCGTCCACAACAGGCGTTTTCTCGCCAACAGGGTTTGAATACCACAGCGGGCGTTTATCCAGCGGGCTTCCATTGAACATCAGCCGATAACACCTACTCTCGGAACTACTTCATTCAACAGGGACTGCGCCACATCGGAACTTTCCCACACACGAGTAATGCCGTTGTTGGTATAGCTCGTCTGCCCGTTTGCGCCGATGTGGTTGTACAGTTCCGCTGCAATGCGTATCTGCAACGACTGATATTGCAAGGGCAACTCGTCCGGTCTGTTGCCGAAGGGGTAGCCCTGCGCAAATATCTTGTCTTTGGCGAAATCAAGCAGCAGGTCGAAGAGTGGGTAGTCCTCGTCCGTGATTTCACGGTCAAGTGCAGGAGCGATGTACTGCCCCAGCTTGACTGCCGCTTCGGAATACTGGTCTCCCATGCTGCTTTCCTCCTTTCGCCTTAGTAAGCCTTGATGCAGTACACAGCGTCCATGCGCTCAAAGGACGGCAGGACGATTTCAGAAGCATAGACGTTGGCGTTGACCGGGTGAACGGTCAGCTCAGTGGTGATGGCAACGCCAGTGTTCACGATGGACACGGATGCACCAGACTGACCGGACAGCAGGTCGGCTTCCTCAGGAGTAGTGCCGTACCAAGTGCTGCCCAGAGCGCCAGAAGGAGCAACCACCACCATGCCATCGGGCAGATACTTCTCGCTTGCGCTGTACTGGTCTGCCTTGAACATCTTGTCGTACAGATGGATGGTCAGACCGGTTGCAGATTCGACAATCTGCCGTGCTTCGGCATCCAGCAGAACGGCGTTTGCCTTTGCGGTGACAGTCATAAACCGATTCTTCACCTCGTCCGCAGCAATCATGTTGCGGAAGGTGGCGGTGTTCATGTACACCTCAGTCACAACCTCGCCAACGCTTGCCAGAACAGCATCCTTTGCAGCGTTCAGGTCAGCAATGGGGGTGGCGGTGGCGACGTTCCACTTGGACTTTGCGACAGAGACTTCCTTGTAGTTGGTGGACTTCCAAGTGCCGTCCGGGTCGTAGTTGTAGGTGTAGTTCACGCCGTTTGCCTTGATGGTGATGCCCGGAACGCCATTGGCGGGAGCCAGCAGCTGCCAGATCATGCGCTCAGGAACGATACGAGCGCCAGTGATAAGCTGTGCGGTGTCATCGTACAGACGGTTCATCACATCACGGGCATAGGGGTCGTTGCTGTCCAGAACACGCAGGATTTCCTGACGGTCTTTCTCGCCCAGATGGTAGCCCTCGCGGAAGAACGGCATCTCGGTCTCATCGAACTTGAAGCCCTCACGGGTGCGGAACGTAGCCTTTGCGTCAAATGCGCTGGGCATCAGGGAAACGCCAACGCCCTTGTGACCACGCAGCCACTTCAGGTCGAGACCGGCCTTCTTCTTGGCGGGAAACAGTGCATCAGATGCAAAGGGCATCGCGTTGGTAGGGTCATTCGTCCAATAGGCGGCAATCGCAGCCGGGGCAAAGACTTCCTTAAGATTCAGTGCCATGTTGTTTTACCTCCTATTAAGCGTTCACGCTGATGTTGTCACGGCAGAAGATGCCAGGAATGGCAGTCTTGAGCGCAGTAACCGCATCAGAATCATAGGTGAAGCCAGAGCTTGCGGCAGCCTTTTTGGTGTCGATAACGCCACGAATCAGCAGGGAAGCATTGGAGTTCTCTGCCGGGTCAACGTCATACAACAGAATGCCGTCTGCGGTGGCAGAAGTTGCCTTCTTGCCAGCCAGCGTCATGGGATAGCCAGCCTTAACCGCAGCAGCTTCGGTCACGGTAAAGGGGATGGCGGTGTAGTCATTGGAAGCAAGGATGGTATCGTTGATTCCGTTGACCGTGTTTCGGGTAAACTTCATGTTTTCCTCCTTGTTAATGGAAAGCACTCATTGCGTCACTCGATGCCTTAGAAGCATTTGCGTTCTGCTGTGCAAGGCTCTTAGCAAACGCCACGCCCTCACTGTCAGAACCGCCCTTGCCATCCGCACCCGGAGGTGTGGGCATATCCTTCAGCAGAGAAGCCTTGTAAGCGGTGTCGTGGGCGGTCATAAATTCCGACTGGAACTTAAACACCTTGTCCATGTCACCGTCAGCCAGTGCAGACGCAGCCTTGTTGGCAAGTTCAGCGTCATAACCCTGTGAAACGAACTTCTCACGGTAAGATGCAAGGGTCTTTTCCTTGACGAGGTTTTCCTTGTCGGCAGTCAAGGCTTCAATCTGCTTCTGCATCTCTGCCAGCTTGTCAGCCTGTTCCTGTGCAGCATTCTCGTCATCGGTGCGCTTTGCCTTGAGCTGCTTCTTGTACTCAGCAGCTTCGCCATTGGCTTTTGTCACGGCGTTGCGCAGCTTCTCGACCTCTGCGCTAGGGTCTGCAACTTTTTCAAGCGCAGAAATGATTTCATCGGCGGTCATGCCCTCTTTGTAGGCATCACCAAGTAACGCTTTGTAGTTCATATCGTTAATTTCCTCCTGCGTTTTTTTACCGTTGCTTCCCTGCAACGCTGCGAAATTTGTATCCCGGCTTCCCTGCCGTATTTATAGCAAAGGATTATTCACCCTCTGTTTCTTTATTGGTATCGGTAGACTGTTTGTCTGCCATGTTCTCGGCATTTGTGTCGGCAACATCCTGTTTAGGCTGTTCCTGTGGCTTCGGTGCTTTCCCATCCTTACCCAGCTTGCCAGCGGCAATCAGGAAAGGCTTGCTCATTTCGTAAGCAGCCTGCGGGTCAGGGAACAGACCGGGCGTAGTGAACGCCAACTGCGGGTCAATTGGCTGCTGAATCATCTGCGCAAAAATCTGAACCTTGCTCTGCTGGTTGTCATACTGGCGGCGGGGCAGCTTGATGTTGATGTCACTTGCCATCAGCTTAGAACCAGCCGTATCACGCAAAATTTTGAGCATCACAGACAAGCTCTGGCGTTCAGCATACTTGAACATATTCTCGTACTGCTGCGCCCTTGCTTCTGTGTGATTCCAGCCGTTACGGACGATAACTGCGCCTACGTTGTCAGACGTTGCGTTCTCGCTGCCAGTGGCACTGGGCATGGCAGTCAGGCTGCGATACACGTTCAACATGGAATCAAGCAGGGTCTGGCTCTGTTGCTGGTCAAGCTCGTTTGCAATCTGTGAGACAGATGCGGGCAGACCAGAGGTAGATTTCAGGCACATTGCGCCAAGCTCTTTTACTTGGTCGAGAGCATCCTTGTCCACAAGGCAGTTTGTGAACACCATGATGGACTGGATGAACTGCGCCACACCGTCCAAACGGTTGCTTTCAAGGTCGTTGATGGCATCCAACACAGGGATAGCCGGTTCAAACAGACCCATCCGCTCCGGGTTCAGCTTGTATTCGACCATCGGCAGCATTCCCAAAGAATGATTCTCCGATTTTGTGACGTTGCCGTTGTCGATTTCAAAGTACTGGTTTGGCGTGTACACACAAATCAGGTCGTTTAGGTCATTCTGATAATTGCGCGGGATGTGCAACACGTTGGCGATAGGCTTATGCCCGATGCCGGAGTTGTAAATCACATACGCCATGTCGGGGTCTGGAACATCCACCAGCAGGGGCGTTTCGTCCGGGTAGTTGCCGTTGTACCCCTTGTCAGGAAGAACAATGCGGTATCCCTGCCCGCACTCCAACATCCATTGCCAGAGCCGCCGATCAAGCGCATCCTTGCCCTCATACTGCAAGGCGTTGGACAGCCGAGCGATTTCCTCTCCGTCACCCGTTGCCGTTTCAGACCGCACATAAGAGCAGGGAGTGCCGCTCATGTAGCCTGTGTAAAAGCCCACGCACTCGTTGGCGTGGTTCTCTACAATGCGGTTGGTGATTTCAGCGTGGTATTCCTTCGTGCGAAGGAGGACGGGCTGACTTCCCAAGTAGTAGTTGTGCAAGAAGCGAATCTCATTCTTGTTCAGCAGATGAATAGGCTCTGCCTTGCCCATGACAACTTTCAGCACATTCTCCCGATTGATTTCCGTCTCCGGCGTTTCAATCGGTCTGCGTCCGGTTAGCGGCTCATTCAGAAAGCCGCCAACGACCATCTGATACTCAGCCATGCGTTCCTCCTTTCAGGCAAAATAAAAAGCGCAGCAAGACAAACCTGTTAAGGTCTATCTCACTGCGCTTACAACTGCGCTTCAAAAGCTATTCAGTTCTTGAACTTCGGCACGGAGACCCACGTTTCTTTTGGAAGATTGGAATCTCCAATTGTAATCCAATGGCAAAGAGGGCACAGAAGGGAGAACTTACCTTCCACTTCGCCAAGATAACGTCCGCAATCACACGGATTGCCGTTTGCGTCTTTCCGAGGACGCTTGCATCGTACTTTTGCTACCATCTGTGCTCCTTTCGTTGGATTTCTGGAAACAGGCTGTTTGGCACAGACCCGTCAGAAGCCACCGGGAAACTATTCGCACTTCCGGTCGTGCTATTCTCCGCCCGGAGAAAGCCATTGCAGCCTTTACATTCAGTTGTCGGACAGACGTAAACGGGTCGGCTGCAATTTTGGTGCTACATAATGGATTTGAACCAATGTATGCTCGGATATGAGCCGAGTGCTCTAACCATACTAAGCTAATGTAGCATAAAAACCCGGCTTGATTGGTTAACCGCCGCTCTTTGCAATGTCATGTCTAAACATCACATTGAGAGCCGGGAATAGCGGTGGAGGTTTTGGAGAATAAGTCCATGCAAAGCTAGGTAGTTGGTTGTGCTGCGTAACGGAATCGAACCGTTGCTTGCCAGCCATGGGGGGAGACAGGCTGGCATTCCCCAAACAATTGGAAACGCAACATATAAAGTCCGGTGAAGGTGAAAGAGTGAGAAAACCTCCACCGGCGAAAGGAGGAATATGCTTGTTGACACGCACGCGAGTAAAATGACAAACCCCGCGTGCAAGCTATTCCTTTAAGGGAAGCTACAAAACTTCCTGCGTACATTATAAGCCTTGTCAAGTAGTGAAATCAAATAAATAGACCCAGCGAACACAATATATTGTGTTTTTAATCAAAATGGCCTCTTGACAGGCTCAATTTTACTGATTCCGTTGTAAAGTTCATCGGCAAGCTGTGCCAGACTGTCCGGTGCATCATCGTGCG